CTACCATGTGCCGCCTGACCTGCCGGTCCCGGCGACACGTAGAAGACTACCAGAGTCGTACGGTGCTTATTACCCGTCTGATCGCACGGTCGCCGGTTGCGGCACGGCGCAAGACGACGCACAATGGCACACGACGGCGCGGCACTTTCTTCGAGCGGGCGCCGCAGCTTCCGAGCCGAGAGGTCTGACGCTCGTGTCCAACGTCGTCGAATTCAACCGCGACCGCCCCCGCAAACGACGAACAAGCACCGCCAGCAGAGCCATACCGGTACCGCGCGGAGCCCACCTCGAACAGTGCCGGGAATCGTGGCTCCTGGCGCTGGAGTCGTCGAACAAGGCGGACAAAACCATCAGGTCCTACATGGACGTGGCCGCCATGTTCATCACCTACCTGAACGACAATTCCTTGCCGTGTGACGCGGAAGGCGTCCAGCCGGAGCATGTCCGCGCATTTCTCGTCTACGAGCGGCACAGGACGTCGCCGGCGTCGGCCGACGTGTGCTTCCGCAACCTGCGGGTGTGGTGGAACTGGCTGTGCTCGCCGGAGATCGCCGAGCGCACCGCGCCGTCGCCGGTGCTCAAAGCCGACCGGCCGCAGGTGCCGGCCAAGGTGCGCGCCTACATCACCGAGGCCGAGCAGCGGCGCCTCCTCGCCACCGCCGCCTCCAACTCGTTCGAGGACCGCCGCGACAAGGCGTTGATGACGATCCTGTACGACGCCGGCCCCCGCGCGTCCGGGCTGATGAACGTCCGCTACACGCCGCACCAGCCCGACAGCCACGACGTCGACCTGAAGGGCCGGCGGCTGCGCATCACCCTGAAGGGCGGCGATGAGCACTGGCTGCCGCTCGGCCGGGCCGCCGCCCAAGCCGTCGACCGCTACCTGCGGGCCAGGAGCGCCCACAGCAAGGCGCAGGCGTCGCCGTGGCTCTGGTTGGGCATCCAAGGCCGCAACACCTCCCACATGAGCCCTGAGGGCCTCCGAGACATGCTGGTGCGGCGCGGCGACCTGGCCGGGATTCAGGGGAGGGTGCACCCGCACCGGTACCGGGGGACGGCCGCCCACGAACTCCTGGCGGCGGGCGCCTCCGACTCCGACGTCCAATCCATCTTGGGCTGGAAGACGCGGGAGATGGTCGACCACTACGCGGGCGATCTGGCGGCGGAGAGGGCCCGGGAGACGCACGCCAGGTTGTCGCCGGCCGATCGGCTGACGGCCGGGAAGCCATGACAGATCGGTGACGGATCCGTCATCGGCCGAATCCGCGTCCTGGCCTGCAAGGATGCACCCTTCCGGATCTCCGCTGTGACGGATGACAGGTTTTCCCGCATTAACGCCCTACGCGCGTACGCGTATAGGCGCGCGTGTGACGCGCGCCCGCACGATCAGCGGGAACGGGAGGAAACCTGTCATCCGTCATGATCTTGTGCTTTTTGGCGGCGTTTCGGCAGGTCAGACCGTCTTTCCGTGCTGTGACGGATGTGTCATGGCCGAATTGGTGGCGGGTGAGGCGGTAGAGGTTTGTTCTACTGGGTAGGAAGATTCTCACTTTTGTTCGACTCGGGCGTGACTCGCAGCGTTTGATTCGTTACGATGCGATTTCCAGGCTGGTCAAGCCTTGGGCGAGGGACCCCCGAGCACCCGCACGGCGGAAGGGATTCCTGTCCCCAAGGCAGCGGTGTCCCTTCCCGCCGTGCGGGGCCGCGCACGGGATGCGACCTCAGTGGTGTGGGGTCGACCCCGTGCCATCCCCGGCACTACCCCAAGATCCATCGGTCAAAGGGTCTACCGGGACGGCCAGGCTTCACTTACCTGCAACCGGATAAAAGCCGCCCGAAAAAACCGGCCATTCCCGGCATATCGGATCATGCGTATCGGTTGCAATGCCGTCTACATGAACGATCCTCGCATGTCAAGACGGCCTTTCTCTGCACCGTTGCATCTTCAATTTCGAACAGACCGGCCGTAAAGTGGCGGAGCCGCTGCCTTGGGAACACGGCAAACCGGCTCCATCAGCGTCGATGGGGCCGATGGGGGAAGGACAGTAGGAGTTGGCCCGACGACACACCCTCCCGGCCGCGATCGCCGGCACCGCCCTCCTGTGGGCGGCAACGTTCGCACTCAGCATCACGGAGTACGGCTCCGACCGGCTACACATGACGCTCCTCACCGGGAGCCTCGCAGCCGTCCTCGCCACGCTCGGCTACGCCTACATCGACGCGCGGATCCGCGTCATCTCGGGAGGGCTGGCCAGCATCGACGCCCGCATGTGCGGAATCTCCAGCGAGCTGGGCAACATCGACGCACGGATCACCGAAGTGTCCGGCGATCTGAACGACGCGGTCGCGCAGGCCGCCGACGAGCTGCACACCGCGGTCGAAGAGCAGGGCAAGGTTCTGCGCGACGATCGGATAGCGGCGGTGCGCACGCTCACCGTCCACCTGCCCAAGCCGCCGCCCTCCGACCGGGGGCGCGACAACCAGGTTGCGTGACCGGCTTGACGGTGCGGGCCGCCGATCTTCCCCAACGACCACCGTCGAAGCCGTGTAGGTGACGCCGGGAAGGCCCTAGCGGGTCTTCCCGGCGTCACCGTTCTCGGTGAGCCGGAGTTCTTCGGGTTCGGCCAGGCCGACGATGACGAGAGCGTCCCCGAGAGTCTTCCCAGCCTCGCCGGCGGCCTTGCGCAGCACCTGGATCTGGCGTTCGGCTTCCTCGCGCCGGTAGTCCTTCACCTGCAGCAGGATCCGGCCTTTCGGCCCTTGCACGATCAGGTCCGCTCCCGAATCGGCGGGCGGGCTGTCGTCGAGGGTTTGGCCGATGAGGCGTAGCGCGTCCGTGTAGGCCATGCCGATCCGGTCGGCGATCTTTCGGACGGTCCTTGTGATGGGCGGATTCTCTTGGGTGGTGAGCCGGTCATACGATTTGCGGCCGATGCCGATCTGGGCGATCCACTCGAACTTTTGGACGCCTTCTTCGGCGCGTTTGCGCTCGGCTGCCCGCCAGAGGGGCAGGCCCGGCGGCTCGACGCGTCGCTCCCGCTCCTGGTCCGTCATGCGCCGTATTGAATCACAGTGAGTCATAACCGGCCTAGTTAGGGGTTGTAAAGACTCACCAGTCCGCCACGGAAACTTGTGCGCCGTCTTGCGCCGTCAAAAGTCTCTATGTATCGTCTTGCGTCGTAAGGGTTTGAACCGTTGCGATCCGAGGTTCCATGCTGACGATCCCCGAAGTGTGCAAACGGCTCCGCTTGAGCCGCTCCACCGTCCTGCGCAAACTGCACGCCGGCGAGCTGGCCGGCGCCGAGAAGCGGCACGACTGCGGCGCCCTCTGCCAGGAGCCGAACACGTGCAAGCACGGCACCTGGCGCATCCCCGAAACCGCCATAGCGGTCTTCGCGCCCCCCGAGACGGGGCGTTGATGGCCGCCAAGGATCCGGACCGGCGCCGCCGGAACGCCGTCGACGCTGTCCGCGCGTCGTGGATTTACACGACGGACCGGACGGCCCGCACCGCCCCCGCCACCCAGGCGTCGCCGGTCCACATCGACTACTGGATCAACCGGCTCGGGTCGGAGCGCGACTACAAGACGGAAGCCGACCTGATGGCGGCGGCCGAGACCGCCCTGTCGCTCGAAATGCAGCGGCGGGGCCGGGCCGGCGCCGAAACCCGCCGCCGCAACAAAGCGGCCAAGCAGCAGGAGGCGGCCCGGCTGGCCGCATCCGCATAACCGAACCGTGAAGGGAGGAACCCCATGTCCGAGACCACCACCCAGGAGAAGCTGTACACCCGGCAGGAGGCCGCCGACTTTCTGCAAGTGCACTTCCAGACCGTCACCCGCTGGGCGAACGAGGGCAAGCTCAACCCGATCCGCGTCGACGGCGGCCACCGCCGCTACAAGGAGTCGGAGCTGAAGGCCGTCATGGCCGGAGAGGCGGCCGGCAGATGACGTTCGACGAACTACGTCCCGGCCAGCTGGCCCGCATCTCCGACTTGCACGAGCGGCTCGGCGACCCGCCGCCGCCGGTCGTCCGCATCGAACTGCACCCGTGCCCGTGCTCGGCCAGCGACTGCGACTGCTGGATCGCGTTCGGCCGCGACATCGAGACCGGCCGCCTCAACCCGTACCACCGGCGGCCCAACTTCGCCGTCACCGTCATCACCCCCGCCCACACACCCCCGAAGGAGGCAGCGTGATCCGCAGCATCCACATCGCCGCCATCCGAGAGCTGGTCGAGCAGACGGAACGAGACCTGGCCGGCTACCGGTATCTGCTCGGGGTTGCCGAGCAGGCGGAGCGGGCCGGCACCGTCATCCCCGACCCCTTGACGCCCGCCGAGCACCAGCCGTGGACCGGCCTCGCCGCCGGCTGGCGCCTGCCCGACGTGGCGGGCGGCGGGCAGGCGGCGCGCGGCGCCGACCCGTACCCGGCCAGCAACGGCACGCCGGTGTTCGACGGGACGCTGCCGCCGAAGCAGGAGTCCGCGCTCGGCACCATCGCTTCCGAGCACGACGCGTACGCCCAGTCTCCGAAGGGCCAGGACGAGCAGCGCAAGTGGGAGGGGCCGTGAACGCGGCCGCCCCGCAGCAGACGTCCGAGCTGATCAGCGCCGAAGAGTTCAACGCCCTCATGGACAAGGTGTTGAAGCACGACACGTACTGCCCGTGTCGGTACTGCCGCCGCATGGACGCGCTCATGACCGCCATGTGCAACGAGGCGTTCTGCCGCAAGGAGGCGCTGCCGGGCCGGTGGGGCTGCGACGATCACCCACACCACGGGCCTGCGGCCGCCAGCGCCAAGCCCGGCGACGGAAGCGAGGCGCCGTGAACGCCCCGACGTTCTTCGCGCTCGCCGTCGGCGCCCTCGCGTGCGTGCTCGCCGACCACGCCCTCAGGCGGCGCCGCTGGCTGGAGGCCGGCATCTCCTTCGGCGCCATCACGGTGTGCGCCCTGCTCGCCGTCGCCACCAGCCAGCCGGAGGTGCCCCTCTGGCTGCTGATCCTCGCCGTCTGGGTCGTCGTGGTGCTGGTCGGCCTGGCCGGCTGGTCGCTCATCCGCGCCCGCGAGAAGCGGGCCACCGGCGAGGAGACGCGGTGATGGCGCGGCCGAAGGACATCGGCACCGCCGCGGAGACCGCCGTCGTCCGCGCCCTCCGCCGGCTCGGCTTCCCGCACGCTGAACGCCGCGCCCTCGCCGGCGCTCAGGACCTCGGAGACGTGACCGGCACGCCGGGCGTGGTGTGGGAGGTGAAGGGCGGCCAGCAGACGAAGCACCCGCGCCCGTCCGACCTCACCATCGTCCAGTGGATGCTGGAGACGGAGATCGAGCGCGGCCACGCCCGCGCCGACATCGGCGTGCTGGTGGTCCAGCGGCACGGCGTCGGCCCGGCCAACGCGCACCTGTGGTGGGCGTATCTGCAGGCCGACGACTGGATTTCCGGCTACGGAGTCAACATCCCGATCCGGCTCCTCCTCGCCGACGCTTGCACCCTGCTGCGGGTTGCCGGGTACGGCCAACCCCTCCCGAAGGAGGCGGCGTGAAGCAGTCGCCGATCTCCGAGTGGATCCGCCCGTGGTTCCCGGCCGGGCTGGAAGGCCACGTCCGCGCCGACTGCCCCGACCTGTTGAAGTGGGTGCCGGAGCCGGTGGAAGGCCCCGGGCTGGCTGGACGTGCGGCAGGGCGTCGTGTGCAGGACGTGCACCCCGTCGTGGAACGCCGAGTGCGGCAGTTGCAACAGCAGCCTCGCCAGCGACCCCAGCTTCGAGGACGACTTCCCGTTCAACGAGTCGGACGCGAAGGCGTGGCTGCGGAACCACCAGTGCTTCCCCGCCATCCGCATCATCCCCCCGCCCCGCCCGGAACCCGCCCAGGTCCTGGCAGGCCAAACCATGCTTCCCGAGCTCGAAGGAGCACTCTCATGAAGTTCACGATCATGGCGGGGGAGTTGGCCGACGCGGTCGGCTACGCCGCCCACGCCCTCCCCAAGCGCCCGTCCGTGCCAGTCCTGGCCGGGATCCTGCTCGAAGCCGGCCAGGTCGGCGAGTGGGAGGGCATCCAGGTGTCCGCGTTCGACTACGACACCTCCCGGCAGGCCGAAATCGAGGTGGACGCCGCCATCGACCCCGGCAAGGTGCTCGTTCCTGGCAGGCTCCTCGCCGACATCGTCAAGGTGTTCCCGAAGGGCGAGCTGGTCGACGTGGCCGCCGACGACCGTGAGGTGACGATCCGGTGCGGGAAGGCCGAGTACGTGATCCCGCTCATGCCCGTCGAGGATTTCCCGAGCCTGCCGTCGGCGCCGGCCGCGATCGGGTCCGTCGACACAAGCAAGTTCGCGGCCGCGGTCGCCCAGGCCGCGTCCGCGGCAGGGAAGGACGAGACGCTGCCCCAGCTGACCGGGCTGCGGTTCGAGGTCGGCGACGGCCTGGTCGACCTGGCGGCCACCGACCGGTACCGGATGACGTGGCGCACCCTGGAATGGACGGCCACCGTCGACGCCCCCGCCGAACTGACCGCGGTCATCCCGGCCCGCGCCGTCCACGATGTCGCCCGCGGCCTGCCCGGCGGCACCTCGGTCGAGGTCGGCCTGGCCGCCGACAAGGGACTCGTGGCGTTCACGTGCGGCGGCCGGCGGACGACGGTGCGGCTCCTCGACAACGAGTTCCCGCCCTTCCGCTCCCACTTCGACAAGCAGGCCGAGGCGAAGACCCGCATCACGGCGACGTTCGACGCCGCCGCCCTGGCCAAGGTGGTGAAGCGAGTCTCCCTGGTCGCCAGGTCGGCCACGCCGGTACGGCTCGCCTTCACCGCCGACGGGGTTCTCGTCGAGGCCGGCGGCGGCGAGGACGGCCGCGGAACCGAGCAGGCCGACTGCCAGCTCGACGGCGACCCGATCACGATCGCGTTCGACCCGGCCCGGCTCGCCCCGGCGCTCGCCACCTTCACCGGCCCCGTCGAACTGCACATGACCACTTCGGTCAGGCCCGCCGTCCTGCAGCACGCTGGCGACACCACCTACCGGCACCTGATCATGCCCATCCGGCAGGACGCGTGACCGGCCAGCACACCGCCGGGGCGTCGATCACCGTCACCTTGCGGGACGGATCCCAGGTGACCACCAGCACGTGGAACGCGTGCGTCGGCGTCGGCCGATTCGTCACCGATCTTCTCGGCCCGCCGGCCGCCACCCACACCACCACCATCGAGGAGGAAGAGCCGTGTTCGACTGGTTGAAGAAGCGCCGAGACCTGATCGGCGAGCTGGAGGAGACGCGCGGGCAGGCCGCCGACGCGGTGCGCCTCCTGGCCGACACGGTCGCCGAACGGGACAGGGCGGAGGCCGCCCTCGTGGGCGAGCAGGCCGCGCACAAGGCCACGCAGCGGCTGCTGGAGGCGTTCGAGGCGGACACGTTCGCGGACCCGTTCGACGCGGCGATGCCGCGGACGATGGCGGAGGAGTTGGCCGCGATGCGGAAGCACGTCACCGCGCTGGAGGAGCAGCTGCACCGGCTGCAGCAGGCGAACATGGCGTTCGACCGCCGGTAGCAGCCCCCGGGGCGGCGCGGTGGAAGACGGCGCACCACACCCGCCCATGTACCGTCTTGCGTCGTCATGCACCGTCTTGTATCGTTCTGCATGTCGGGGGGGAACGGACACGGGAGACGACATGAACGCCGCGCAGATCCTCGCCAGCCAGGCCCACCTCACCGAGCAGGACCTCGCCGACTTCGCCTCCTTCCTCGACCCGGAGGCGCAGGAGCGGTTCTGGGCCGACGTCCAGGCCGCCCGCAACACCAAGTAGCCCCCCGCCCTGGGGCGGCCCCTCCGATCGGGGGAGGGGGCCGCCCCACCACCATCACCACCACCGAGCCGAAGGAGAGACGATCTTGACCACGCAGAAGGATCACGCCGCTGCAGTTGCCACAACGAAGTTCCAGGCCGAACGCGACGCTGCCGCCAACGCCGAGCGGCTCGCGTTCGTGAACGCCTGCAACGAGGACGAGCTGAAGGGGATGCTCGCGTTCCTCATCGGCTACTCGCCGACCGGGTTCGACCACACCGTCGAGATGGTGACCCGCGACCGTGCCATCCGCGCTCGCGTGCTGGGCGGGAACGCCTGATGTTCACGCAGCCCACCCCCTACACGGAGGCGGCGGCGCCGCTGTTCACGGTGCCGCAGCCGCCCGTCCACGCCCCCGCCGCGCCCGCCCCCGTCGCGTTCGAGCACCCGCCCACCATCGAGCAGCAGGCGATCCTGGACGCCGCCGCCGGCGGCGACCCCCTCGTCATCGAGGCCGGCGCCGGAACCGGCAAGACGTCCACGTTGAAGATGCTCGCCGCGGCCCAGCCGCGGCGGCGCGCCCTCTACCTCGCCTACAACAAGGCGATCGCGGAGGACGCCCGCGCCACCTTCCCGGCCAACACTCAGTGCTCTACCGCGCACTCGCTCGCCTTCCGGCAGGTGGGCCACCAGTTCAAGGACCGGCTCAACGGCCCCAGGCTGCCCGCGCGGGAGGTGGCGCGCTTCCTGCAGATCCCGGCCGTGCTCGACCTCGGCAAGCACGCCCTCACCTCCGTCAAGGTGGCCAGGATCGTGATGGACGCGATCAAACGCTTCTGCTACTCCGACCGTGACGAGCCGTCCGCCTGGCACATCCCGGACGTTCCCGGCCTGGAAGGCGACGGGATGACCCTGCTGCGCGAGCAGGCGTACCCGTTCATCTTGTGGGCGTGGGGGGACCTGCAGCGGCAGGACGGCCGGCTCAAGTTCGAGCACGACCACTACCTGAAAATGTGGGCGCTCACGAACCCGACGCTGCCCGCCGACGTCGTCTTCCTGGACGAAGCCCAGGACGCGAACCCGGTTATTTCCCGCATCGTCGAAGCCCAGACAGCGCAGCGCATCCTGGTCGGCGACCAGTCGCAGGCCATCTACGGGTGGCGCGGGGCGGTCGACGCCATGCAGGAGTTCGAGGGCGAGCACCTCTCCCTCTCCCAGTCGTTCCGGTTCGGGCAGCAGATCGCCGACACCGCCAACGAGTGGCTGCAGCTCCTGGACGCGCCGCTCCGGCTCACCGGCAACCCGGCCCGCGACTCGAAGGTGGGCGTCGTCGACCAGCCCGGCGCCGTCCTGTGCCGGACGAACGCGGGCGCGATCGGGCAGGCCATGTCGGCCCTCACACAGGGCTTGCGCCCGGCCCTGGTCGGGGGCGGCGCCGACATCCGCAACCTCGCCAGAGCCTGCCAGGACCTGCAAAACGGCCGCCCCACCGAACACCCCGAGCTGATGGCTTTTACCAGCTGGGATGAGGTGCGCGAGTACGCCGAACACGACGCCGGCGGCGCCGACCTCCGGACTCTGGTGAAACTCGTCGACGGGCACGGGCCCGCCGCGATCCTGCGTGTGGTCGACCAGCTGGTGGACGAGTCGAATGCCGACATCGTCGTCAGCACGGCCCACCGGGCGAAAGGCCGCGAGTGGGCGACGGTCCGCCTGGCGGCCGACTGGCAGGACCCGTACGACAAGGACGGCCGGTTGAACCGGTCCGAGGCGATGCTCTCCTACGTCGCGGTGACCAGGGCGAAGGACGTGCTCGACTGCCGCAACCTGAACGCGGCCAAGGCGGGCGGCACCGGCTTCCAGGTGCTCGTCGACGATGAGGAGACTCTCCACAGGCTGGAGGGGCCCGACCCGGTTATCCCCAGAACCGCGCTCGGCCCCACGGCGGGGGCCGCCGACCCGGCAGGCTCGCCCGCCATGAACATCACCGTCGCTCCGATCCCGTCCCACGACGTGCTCACACCGGACCCGCCCCGCGCCGACACCGACCTCCCGGCCGAGCTGGTCGGCTGGCTGCAGTACGCGAAGCAGGCCGCCGACAACGAGAAGCAGTGGAGGGAGGCCAAGGACGCCTCCCTCCAGAAGATCAAAGACTGGATGGGGGAGCGCGGCCTCGACGAGGCCACCGTCAACGGCAGACCGGCCGCCACCTGGCGCGAGTCGAAGACCTCCACCTACCTCGACGCCAAGAGCCTGGAGAAGGACCACCCCGACATTCACGCCGCCTACCAGCGCGAGAAGAAGGCTTCTCGCCCCTTCAACTTCGCAGGAGACTGGAAGTGAGCACGCCTCAGGGGCCGCACGGCCCCTACCAGTTCGCCATCAACACCGTCATGGTCGCCAAGCGCGACTGCTGGTGCGAGTACGTCGACATCGGCGTCGGCGACCAGAAGGTGCACGAGCACCCCGAGTGCCCGCGCTGCACCCGCGAGGGGGAGGCCGCCTGGTTCCTGGAGCAGCTGCTCCCGCACATCCTCAAGGCCGAGCACGACCGGGTCGAAAAGCTGCTGCACGAGCGGATCGAGAAGGTCACGTACGGCTCGAACTGGGATCAGGACCAGGGCTACAAGCAGGGCCTCGCCGACGCCGTCGGCATCATGCGGTACGTGCCCAAGGAGGGCGCCCCCGACAGGTGGCACCTGTGACGCCGGACGCTGCGCGGGTGCTCAAGTTGTTGGCGGCCGGGAAGACGACCCGGGAGGTTGCGGACGCGTCCTCGTGGCCGCGTGACCGGGTGGCTGCTCTCGCCCGCGCGCAGAAGGGTTGGCTGCTCGACACGGACACGGACCGCGTGTACGACCCGGACGGCGGCCCCGTCACCCTCCCCGCCGACGTCGCCCAGCTGGCCGACACGCACCTGCCGTACGAGCTTGTAGCCCGCGCCGAAGCGTCCGCCGACCCGCACCTGCGGAAGCTGGCCGCCACCGTGCGGGCCGCGCTCGGCGAGATCGGCGACCGCCTGGTGAACGCCCGCGAAGCCGCCCTGGTCGCCGAACGCATGGAACGCCTGCAGCGCGAGCTGGCCGAGTTGCAGGCCCGGCACCGGCAGTTGACCGGCGGACGGGGCGCGCCCGGCACGTCCGGCGCCAGGCCGGCCGACGCGAAGAAGCGGCGCACCGGCATCCGAAAGTGGGCCGCAGCGCAGGGCCTCGACTGCCCGGCCAACGGCCGCATCCCCAAACACATCGAGACCGCCTACGACCAAGCCCACGAAGGAGTCGAATGATCCCGTACGGAGTGATCACGGTGGCCGCGTTCCGGTCGGACGGGTCGGCGTTCATGCAGTCGTGGCAGATCTCCGACGACGACCGCGCCTTCATCGCCGACGTTCTCGCCGCCAAGCTGGGCAAGCCGCACTCGGAAACCGTCGCCAGCCCCGAGAACGTGTCCACGGTCGGCGGCATCGTCCTCAACGCGCCCGGCGCCGTCACCACCTACCGGGAGAAGCCGTGACCATCGACACCGCCAGTGAGTTGCGTCCCGCCGCTGCCCGGCTCCGGGAGGCGGCACGGAAGGCGACGCCGGGCCCGTGGACGGCCGAGCACCCGTCGTGGGCTGGAGAGAACGCCGTCCTCTCCACCGCCCTGAACGGGCACGCCGTCGCCGTGTGCGGCGAGGAGACGAAGGGCGCCGACCATCCGGCGTCGGCCGACGCGGCATGGATTGCACTCGCCTCCCCGCTCCTGGCCGAGCCGCTCGCCGCACTGCTGGAGCACTTCGCCGCCAAGTACGAGCGGCTCACCGAGGTGTTCGGGGACCCGCCCTCTGGACCGGCGCATCGTCTCGCGGCCGGTAAGCCCGAACTGTCCGTCGACTTCGCGCTGGCGGTCGCCCGGATCATCAACGGGCGGCAGCCGTGACAGCCGTCGCCTTCAGCCAGCCGGACGCGGGGTGGGCGTCTCCGCCCCTGTCCGGGCTGGCCGCCGCCATCGCCACCAACGTCGTCACCACCGTCAAGCAGGCCGGCGCGAACGCCCCCCGAAGCCTGCAGCGGACGATCGGCCCGTCCGAGATCGGCACCCCGTGCGTCAGACGCCTCGCGTACAAGCTGTGCGACTGGCCCGAGGTGAACAACGACTCGGACCCGTGGGCGTCCATCATCGGCACCGCGGTGCATTCGTGGATGGAGGAGACGTTCGCGGCCGAGAACCGCCGGTTGGGCCAGGAGCGTTACGTGATCGAGCGCCGCCTGCAGATCCGCGGCAACATCTACGGGCACGCAGACCTGTTCGACCGGGCGACTGGCACCAACATGGACTGGAAGTGTGTCGGCCTCGACCGGCTGCAGAAGTATCGGAAGGACGGGCCCGGCGAGCAGTACCGGATTCAGGCCCACCTGTACGGGCTCGGCCAGGAGAATGCCGGCGAGGCGGTGAACGATGTGGCGGTCGTCTTCCTGCCGCGCGGCGGGCGCATCGACGGCCTGCACGTGTGGACCGAACGGTACGACCGCAGCGTGGCCCTGGCCGCCCTGGACCGGCTCGACAACGTCATGACCGCCTTGACGCACCTGGACCCGCCCGAAAACCCGCAAGCCTGGGCGATGTTCCCCGCCAGCGATGCGTTCTGCACGTACTGCCCATGGTTCGCGCCGGGTTCGACGGACGCGTCCCGCGGCTGCCCTGGCGCCGGCGGGTGAACCGGCGGTGGACGCGTGGGAGCGGATGTGCGGCGGCAAAATCCGGCACCCGAACCGCGGCCGGGCGGTCTCCCACATGCGGGCGCTCGCCGCCGCCAAGAGGGCGGCCGTCACCCGCCTGAACGTGTACCGGTGCCCGATCTGCCTCGCCTGGCATGTCGGCCACCGGCGACGGCAGCAGCCTCCCGCACGGTGACGTACAGCCCGCCCAGAAACATTCATGCGTCGCCTTGCGTCACTGTGTACCGTCTTGTATCGTCTTTCTCACGGATCACAACGAACCGGATCACCTCGGATCGCCACGGAAGGATCACCATGTTCCAGCAGCCCAGCGCCGCCTCCGACTTCAAGGCCGCCGACCACGTCGGCCACCTCCTCCTCATCTACGTGCGCGAGCTCCGGCAGGGGATCGTCACCACGTACGGGGCGTCCGACGCCATCTCCTGCGACGTCGTCGTCCTCACCAACCAGCGCGGGCCCCGCTGCGAGACCGGCGTCCTGTTCTTCCAGAAGCCGCTCATCGGCTCCCTGCGCAACTCGATCGGCAAGGACCCCGTCCTCGCCCGCCTCGCCCAGGGCACCGCCAAGCCCGGCCAGTCCGCGCCGTACATCCTCAACCCGTACAGCGAGCAGGACGCCGCCTACGCCACCCAGTGGCTGCAGAGTGTGGGCGGCAACCCGTTCCAGACGGCGCCCGCCCTGCAGCAGCCCGCCACCCCGCAGGCTCCTCAGGCTCCGGTCGCGCCGCTCCCGCAGGCGGTCCCCGCGGCGCCTGCGGTCGCGTCCGCGCCGCTGCCGCAGGCTCCCGGCGTCCCTGCCGCCCCGCCCCAGTGGGCCGCCCCTGCCCAGGCGCCCACCCCCGCGCCGGTCCCCCAGCAGCCGCCGAACGCGGCCGAGGCGCAGGCGGCCATGGCCGCCCTCGGCATGACGCAGATGCCGCCCGCCCCCGCCCAGTGACCGGACGGCGGCCCTGAACCGGCCCCGGCAGGGATCCCTCCCCCTGCCGGGGCCGCACCCGTCTCCACCGTCGGCCGGTCAACCAACGCCCGAGCTTTAAGTCTCTTAGTCCCCAAGTAGCAGTCAGTCACTATTAGGAGAGCGGGGCCCACACCTTGAACGACCTGCTGCAGGCGGCGCTTCAGCTCCACGACGCGGGCTTGTGCGTCCTCCCGGCCGCCGCCGACGGCAGCAAACGCCCCGCCATCCCCTGGAAGGTCTTCCAGGTCGCCAGGCCGGTACGTCAGCAGGTCGAGGACTGGTTTAACGCCAGCCCGCCGCCGCAAGGGCTCGGCGTCGTCTGCGGGGAGGTGTCCGGCAACCTCGAAATGCTCGAGTTCGAAGGCCGCGCGGTCGCGGAGCAGGTGGCCGAGCATGCCACCCAGCTGGCCCACAAGTCCGGCCTCGCAGACCTGTGGCAGCGCATCACCTCCGGCTACATGGAGCTCACCCCCGGCGGCGGCATCCACATCCTGTACCGGGTCGACGGCGGCACGGTGGCCGGGAACACGAAACTGGCCCGCAGGCCGGCCACGCCGGAGGAGCTGGCCGCCAACCCCGACGACAAGGTGAAGGTTCTCATCGAGACGCGGGGGGAGGGTGGGTGGGTTGTGCTCGCCCCCTCCGCCGGTGCCGTCCACCCGACCGGGCGGGCCTGGCAGTTGCTCGCCGGCGGGCCCGACACGATCCCCACCATCACCGCCGCCGAACGGGATCTCCTCCACCAGTTGGCCGCCGTGTTCGACCGGATGCCAGCCACGGGAGAGGCCTCCGCCGCGCCCACCAGCACGCTGTTTTCGCAGCCCGCGCCCGCCTGGGACGACGAAGACGGTGTGAACCCGGGCACTGACTACAACGCCCGCACCTCGTGGGACGAGATCCTCATCCCCAGGGGGTGGACGCGTCTGTGGACCGACAGCGCCGGGGTCACCTACTGGCGGCGGCCAGGCAAGAACATCGGGACGAGCGCGACGACCGGGCTCAACGATGGCGACAACCTGTTCATCTTCTCCACCTCCGTCGCCCCCCTGGACGCTCACAGGCCTTACGACAAGTTTGGCGCCCTCGCCGTCCTCGACTACGGCGGCGACCACTCCGCCGCCGCGAGCGCGCTCTCCGCGGCCGGGTACGGGGTGCGCGCCGAGCGGACCGTCCCCGCCCCTGCGCCTGCGCCGCCGCCCGTCCACGGGAATCTCGCGCCCGTCGTGCAACTTCACCCGGACGGGCCGCCCCCGCTCACCGTCGTCGAGGAGCGCACCTACGCCCAAAGTGATGACGGCAACGCCCTGCACCTGGTGGACCGGTTCGGGGAGGTGATCCGGTACTGCCCGGAGCGGGGCAGGTGGCTGGCCTGGACGGGCGCCCGCTGGGAGTGGCAGCCGGTCGGCGGAGGCCTGGTCCGCGAGTACGGGAAGCGGGTAGCGCGCGGCCTGCCGGACGGGGAGAAGAAAGCCGTCCAGCACAAGCGGCACGCCCTGTCCAGCGCCGGGACGACCGCCATGCTCGCCCAGGCCCAGACGGACACGCGCGTCGTCGTGGGCTTCGACGACCTCGACAACCAGCCCTGGCAGCTCAACACCCCGGCCGGGATCGTCGACCTGCGCACCGGCATCCTCGGCCCCGCGGATGCCGCCATGCTGCACACGAAAGTCACCGCCTGCGCCCCCGACCCGGACGCCGACATGTCCAGGTGGCAGGCGTTCCTGGCCGACACGTTCGGCGAAGACCACGGGCTGGTCGCCTACCTGCAGCGCCTGGTCGGGTATTCCGCCACCGGGTCCGTGTCGAAGCACGTCCTGCCGTTCGCTGTAGGGAGCGGCGGAAACGGGAAAGGCGTATTCCTCGAATCGATTGTGGGCGTGCTTGGCGACTACGCGACCACCGCGCCGAGCGGCTTCCTTATGGCGAAAGCGAATATTCAGCACGAAACCGAGATTGCCCGTTTGGCCGGAATGCGGATGGTCGTCTGCTCGGAGGTGGCCGACGACGACCGGTTTGACGAAGTGAAAGTGAAACAGTTGACCGGCGGCGACACTTTGACGGCTCGTTTCATGCGGCAGGACCATTTCACGTTTAAACCGACACACCATTTGTGGCTGATGGGCAACAACCAGCCGTCCGTGCGGGCGGGCGGGCGCGCGTTCTGGCGCCGGTTGAGGTTGATCCCGTTCGAGCATGAGGTGCCGCCGGAGGCGATGATCGACGACTTGCAGGGCATCCTGGCCGGCGAGCACGGCCCCGCCCTGCTGGCCTGGATCGTCGCCGGGGCCGCCCTCTTCCACCAGGACGGCCTGCAAGAGCCCGACACGGTGAAGGCCGCCACCGACGGCTACGCGGCCGACCAGGACACGGTGAGCCGGTTCGTGGCCGAATGCTGCCGGATCGGCGGCGGCGAGCACGTGCAGATCAAAAAGTCGAAGCTGCGGGAGGCGTATGAGCGGTTCTGCTTCGACGAGGGCGCCACCCCGGTGAGTGCGAAGGCGCTCACTATGCAGCTGCGCAAGCACGGCGTCTCGGATGCGCGTGATTCGACCGCCCGCTCGTACGCGAACGTGTGCCTCTTCACCCCCGACCAAGATCATGACAGATCTTCGGATCCGTCACCGGATCCGTCACAGCCGCGCTTCTCGCCGCCCGCCGACGACGATAAGTACGGCGGGCCAGGATGGTGAACTCACTTCACGTCCAAGATTATGACAGGTTGGTGACGGATCCGTCATCGACCCGCCCGCACCGCCTCACCTGCAAGGATGCATCCTCAGAATCCAAGATCATGACGGATGACAGGTTTTCCCACATTCCCGCCCTTACGTGCGCGTGTATGCGCGCCCGCGTCACGCACGCGTGCAATAGCCGGGGAATACGGAGAAACCTGTCATCCGTCATGATCTTGAAGGCGGGGGGCTAAAGATGATCTCTAGTCCGGTGTCGCTCGCGATGTGCCGCCGGTGCGGCCAGCCGATCCTGTCCGGCGACAGCGAGGGCGTCTGGGTGCGCGCCGACCCGACACCGATCGACCCCCGGCAGGAGTTGGACGCGATCCTGGCCGGGCTCGCCACCTACGACCTGCACCCCCACGGGCTGCCCCGCCGGCCCTACCTGTGGCGGCGCAACAGCTTCCGCATCCGCGGCGAACGCAAATGGCAGGTTCTGCAGCAGCACCGGTGCCCGCCAGGCCGCCATATTGTGCCGCCGCCATCCCAGCCGACCGAACTGTATATCCCGTTCGCGTATTCGACCCCCGGCGACATCCCCCCATTCTGAGGAGGCTCCATTGCGTGAAATCGTGGCCACACACTTGGAATGGGTTATCGAATACTGGCCAGACCTGGTAGAGGCGCGCATGCCGCTCACCACGAAACCGTTGAAGCAGACCCGAACCATTTCCGGAGAGGAAATAGATCTCAGGGACGCGGCCGAGCATATTGAGCGCTACTTCCGCAACAACCTGGCGTGGGGGGAGTCGCTGGCCCCGGTCGACGTCGACATCCTGCAAACCATCCTGGACGTGCTCGTCTACGCCGACGACCTGGCCGCCGAACTCGGCCCGGAGATGCTGTGCCCGATCCTGGCCGCGCCCGGCCCCGGCCAGCTCGACGCCAGACCCTGGCTCCGGTACGCGCTCGCCCGGCTCCTGGAGCTGCCTGCCGGGGTGGCTGACGGGTGGTCGGAGTGGGTGTGGCCGCGAGTCGAACGCATCTACAAGCGGACCGCCGGCGCGCTCGCCGAGATCTACCACGGCCAGACGGTGAAGGTCGTCTGCCCCTGGTGCGACGGCAGGACGGAAGATCAGCCGGTCGGAGGGGCACACACCTGGCAGGTGGAGGTGCTGCCCAACAACCAGGTGGCGATCGTCTGCCACGGCACGAACTGCAACCCCCCGCCAGAGCATGTGACCACCTGGCTGTGGGGGAAACCGTGCTGGCCGATCACCGCATGGGAGAAGCTCGCCCAACGCCTCCAACCAGCGAGTTGACGAAGTTATCCACAGGATGCGATGATCTCGGCGGAGAAGTATGAGAAAAACCAGCCCCGCCCGCGTGCGGGGCTTCCGCATGTTCGGGGGTGAGCACGTGTGCCCCAGGGCAAGCCTCTCGACCAGCGCGTGGTCGTCGCCATCCTCGCCAGCATCGACGCAGGCAAAAGCCGAAACGAGGTCGCCCGCGAACACCAGGTCAGCGCCAGCACCGTAAGCCGGATCGCCGCCGCAAACGCACGCACCTTCGACCGGACCAAGACGAAGAACGCTACAGAGGCGGCCAAGGCCGACAATGCCGCGCTCCGCGCTTCGACGTCGCGCCGGTTTCTGGAGGAGGCGAACCGCTTCCTGGATGATCTGCATCGGCCGCACACCGTGTTCAACTTCGGCGGGAAGGACAACACCTTCAACTCGAAGGAGATGCCGGAGCCGCCGATCGCCGACAAGCGCAACCTGATCACGTCTGCGGCCGTCGCCATCGACAAGCATCTCGCCGTCGAGAAGCACGACAACTCGGGCGAGTCGAACGCGGCTGTGGACCGCTGGCTGACGGAGATGACGGGCCTGTGAACATCACCCCCCTGGTCGGCAAGCAGCGGCTCAGCGTCGAGCTGGCGACCGCCCGCCTCAACATCTGGGACGGCTCGGTCCGGTCCTCGAAGAGCATCAGCAGCCTGTTCAAGTGGATGAAGTTCGTCCGAGAAGCTCCGGCCGGCCCGCTGTTGATGGTGGGCAAGACCGAACGCACCCTGAAGCGCAACATCATCGACCCGCTGATCGAGATGTTGGGCGAAAAGCGCTGCAAGTACGTGGCCGGCTTGGGCGAGCTCCACCTGTTCGGCCGGCTCATCTACACGGTGGGCGCCTACAACGAGGGGTCCGAGGACAAGATCCGGGGCCTGTCGCTGGTGGGCGCGTACGTGGACGAGGCCAGCACCATCCCGGAGTCGTTCTGGGTGATGCTGCTCACCCGCCTGTCCATCCCCGGGGCGCAGCTGTACGCAACCACCAACCCGGAAGGCCCGCAACACTGGCTGCTGGTCGACTACCTGGAGAAGGCGCGCCTGTGGGTGGATCACGGCGGCCAGGTGCACCGCCAGGACGGCCCGGACACGCTCAACCTGCACAGGTTCTCGTTCATCCTGGCCGACAACCCGAACCTGACCCGCGAGTACATCGAAGACATTTCGGCGGAAGCTTCAGGCCTCTGGTACAAGCGGCTCATCCTCGGCCAGTGGGTGCTGGCGGAGGGCGTCATCTGGGAGTCCTGGGATCCCGCCCGCCACGTCGTCGCCGAGCTGCCCGCCATCCAGCAGTGGCTGTGCCTCACCGCCGACTACGGCACCACCAACCCGTTCCACGCCCTGTTGATCGGCCTCGGCCATGATGGGCGGCTGTACGTCGGGCACGAGTGGCGCTGGGATTCGAAGAAGCAGCGGGGCGCGCTGACCGACGCGGAGTACTCGGAGCGGGTGCGCGCCTGGGTGACTGGGCTGGGCATCAGCCCGCAGTACACGATCATCGACCCGTCCGCGAAATCGTTCCGTACCGAGCTGCACCGCGCGGGGTGGACGTCGACGATGGCCGACAACGAGGTCGAGGACGGCGTGCGCGATGTAGGCAGCCTCTTCGCCACCGGCCGCTTGCTGGTGCACAGCTCGTGCAAGGAGCTGATCAAGGAGATTCCCGGCTACTCGTGGGACCCGGAAGCGTCGGAGAAGGGCGACGACAAGCCGCTCAAGGTCAACGACCACGGCTGTGACGCGCTGCGGTATGGGATCAGGACGACGCGCAACATCTGGCACGGGCAGCTCGCCCCGCCGTCGAAGGCGGCTTGATTAGATCCATTCGCTGTCGCGCGAGTGCATCAACGTGAATGAAGTGGAGCGCCGCTCTACCGGTTAGTAGCTTGCGGGAATGTTGTCTTCTCCCAAGTAGCACCCAAGATCATTTACCGAGCCTTTGGAGACCCACGCCATGATCCCGATCACCGGCGGCATCGTCCGCTACCGAGGCAAGATCGGCCACCAGGCCGCACGCGCCGCGATCGTCACCGCCGACACCCGCACCCTCGACCCGCGCGGAGTCGAAGCCGGCCACGTGCCCGCCCTCGACTCCGACGGCCACGTGCATCTGTGGGTGTTCACCCCCGGCGATTCGGGAGGCTGGGCCGAGTACAACGTGCCGCCCGGCGACGGCCACGGCCAGTGGTCCCCGCAGCCGACCGCACGCCCCGCCGGGTGATGGTCTGCACCCACTGCGGGCTGGCCCTCACCGACGGCACGGCGATGTGGATGTGGAGCGCCGACCTCGACCGTGACCCGTTCTGCTCTGACGAGTGCATGGCCGCTGAGCAGACGCTCCGCGAGTTGACCGAGACCCACGTACGTCCCTGAGAGGAGCGCCCTCGATGCCGCTGCCGAGCGGTGGCGGCACGTGGCCGCCCCAACACCTCGCCCCCATCTACAACCACTACGCCATCCTCGACGCCTGGTACCAGGGCGACCCCGACCGGCTCGCCGCCATCTACACCGACCCCACCCAGCCCGCTAACCGGCCCTGGCAGCACCGCGGCGGCATCACCGGGTTCATCGGCCGCATGTTCTGGGGCCAACCCACACCCGCCGGCGAGAAGCGGGCGAAACTGCACGTGCCCGTCGCCTCCGACATCGCCACCATGTCCAGTGACCTGCTGTTCTCGGAGCCGCCGTCGATCACGTGCGAGAACGAGCAGACCCAGCAGCGCATCGACGACATGCTCCCCCAACTCCAGGCCACCCTCCTCGAAGGGTCCGAGGTCGGCGCGGCGCTGGGCGGCTACTACCTCAGAGCGGTCTGGGACGACAGCATCGCGCCACACCCGTGGCTCGCCTGCGTGCACGCCGACGCGGCAGTGCCGGAATGGCGGTGGGGCCGCCTCCACGCCGTCACGTTCTGGCGGGTGCTCGACCAGCCCGACACCAACACCTGCCTGTTCCACCTCGAACGGCACGAGCCCGGCCACATCTTGAACGGGCTGTACACCGGGTCGATCGGCAACCTCGGCAAGCAGCTCGCCCTCACCGACCATGCGGAGACGGCCAACCTGCGGCCGTCCGTCGAAACCCGCCTCGACCGGTGCACCGCCGTCTACGTCCCCAACATGCGGCCCCAACGCCAGTGGCGGAATTTCCCGGCCGGCGCCCCACTCGGCAGAAGCGACTTCGACGGGCCGACGCTCGGCATGATGGACTCCCTGGATGAGGTGTGGACGTCGTGGATGCGCGACATCCGGCTCGGCAAATCCAGGCTGATCGTCCCCCGCTCCTACCTGCAGTCCCTCGGCCGCGGCCAGGGCGCGTTCTTCGACCCGGACCGGGAACTGTACGAGGCGCTCGACGTGCTCGGCGGGGATGACCGCATGGAGATCTCCGCCCAACAGTTCGCGATCCGCTACGAGGAGCACCGCGAGACGGCCGCCGAACTCCTCGCCGCCATCCTCCGCGCCACCGGCTACTCCGCCCAGTCCTTCGGCCTGTCCGGCGAGGTGGCGATCACCGCCACCGAGGTGGCCGCCAAGGAACGCAGGTCGCTGATCACGAAGAACCGGAAAGGGCTCTACACGATCCCCGAACTCGCGGACGGGATCGAGATGCTGCTCGAACTCACCGCGGCCATGTTCCCGCAGCAGGCGGTCGAGGTGGAGAAGCCCACCATCACCCTCGCCGACAGCGTCAGCCCGGACCTGCTGCAGCTCGCTCAGACAGCCGAACTCATGCGGCGCGCGGAGGCCGCGAGCGACGACACCCTCGTACGGCTCTTGCACTCGGACTGGGACGAAGACCAGGTGGCCGAAGAGGTGCAGAAGATCGCTGACGCCCGCCCGAAGCCGATGGAGGATCCGTTCGCGCTGCCCGGCGAGATGACCGGCCCCGAGGGCGAAGAGGACCAAGACGAACCGCCGGCCGGGGGCGAGTAGGCCGGGGAGGTCACCGTGGCTGTTGACCAGGACCTCCTCGACCGCGTCGCCGCCACCGTCGCTGACCTGTACCGCGAGGTAGAGACCGCGCTCGTGCGCACGGTCGCCCAGCAGCTGCGCAAGGACCTTGCAGGGGATGAGCAGCCGCAGACGGTCGCCTTCTACCAGGAGAAGCTGGACGCCGTACGCAAGCTGCAGGCCAGCGCGCGGCTGATCCTGGCCAGCTTGCAGGAGCGCCGCGCCCGCATCATCCGCGAAGCCATCGCGAAGGCGTACCGGTCCGGCCGGGACGGCGCGGTCGCAGACCTCCCGCAGAGGTGGTTTCCGCGCTCGGGTGTCGGCCAGCGTGCGCGCCAGGCCGTCGCCGTCATCCCCAACGCCAGGGTGTTGGAGAACATCGCCCAGGCGCTGCACCGGGATGTGGGCCGCGTCGACCAGAACATCCTCCGAGCCCCGATCGACGCGTACCGTGCCGTCCAGGCCGGGGCCGCGGCCAGGATCGTCTCCGGCGCGTTCACCCGCAGGGAGGCGAGCCAAGCCGCGTGGCAGCGGCTGATCGACAAGGGCATCACCAGCTTCACGGACCGCGCCAACCGCATCTGGAAGCTGTCCTCGTACGTGGAGATGCTGGCCCGCACGAACGCCCAGCGCGCCGCCGTGCAAGGCCAGACCGACCGGCTCGCCGAGCTGGACATCGATCTCGTGTACATCTCCGACAACGTGCAAGAGTGCAAGTTGTGCAGGCCGTTCGAGTCGAAGGTGCTCAGGCGGGACGACGGGCCGGTCGGCAAGGTGCAGGTCGAGCATGCGACGCAGGACGACGTCATGGTTACCGTCGACGTCATCGACACCATGGCGGGCGCGATGGCGAAGGGCCTGTTCCACCCCAACTGCAGGCATTCTGCGTCCGCCTACCTGCCCGGGATCACCACGCTGAAGAAGGGGACGGCCGACCCGGAAGGCGACCGCGCCCGCCAGAAGCAGCGCTACCTGGAACGGCGGATCCGGGCCGCGAAAGAGCAGGCCGTCGGCGCCCTCACCCCGGAGGCGAAGAAGGACGCCACCGCCCGCGTGCACGCCGCCCAGCAGGCGCTCCGAGCGCATCTGGCCGCCCACCCGTTCCTGAAGCGCCTGCCGTACCGGGAGCAGATCGGTGCCGGCAACCTGCCGAGCGGGAAGGGCCCGAAGGGCGGCCCCGTCCAGGACCTGGCGCCGCCCGTCCAGCAGGAGCTGGACACCACCCCGGCGGCGCGGCTTGAACCTCCCGTCCTGGCGCCCGCGCGCACACCCGAACCGGAGCCTGTGCGGGAGCGTGCGCCGACCTTGGCTGAGCGCGTCGCCTCCGGCGAGCAGTCCCGTACCGAGCTCGGCGGCGGCATGTACGGCGACACCAGCCTCGTCACCCTCGCCGACGGCTCCAAGGCCGTCCACAAGGTGGCGAAACGAACCCACCTCGCTGACGATGCGGTCGATCAGGTCGACGCCGAGCAGCTCGGCGGGCAGGTCGCCCGCGCGCTCGGCCTGCCCGCGCCGGAAGTGCTGCGGGTCGGCCCGGTCGAGATGTGGCAGGAGTTCATGCCCGGCACCCTCGCCGCGAAAGCGAAGAAGCCGGCCGGGTTCCTCACCTCGGATGACGGCTGGCGGATGGCGCTGCTGGATGCGCTCATCGACTATCCGGACCGGCACTCCTACAACTGGCTCATCCACAAGGGCCGGCCCGTCTCCATCGACCACGGGCTCGCCTTCCGCTACCTGGACCGCGGCCTCAACCCCGTCACTGACGGGCGGCCGATCGTGCACGAGCTCGGCCCGTTCGAGAAACTCCTCATACGGGACACGTCGGACGGTGCCGGGGTCGGCGAGTGGGTCGACAACGACCTGCACCCGGACGACATCGCGGAAGCCCGGCAGCGGCTCACCGCCCTCCGAGGAGAGTTTGATCGGCTCGGCCGGCGCGCCTGGTGGGAGGCGATGATGGCCCGCCTGGACGCGATCGCACCGCACGCGAAGGGCACGACACGGAGAATCGCCGGATGATGCTCGAACTCGTCGACGCCGACGGCGCCGTCCTCGACACCATCCGCCTCGACGACGCCGGCCTGCTCGTGTACGACACCGGCGAAGCCGGTGAGGTGATCGAAGCGCTGCGCGCCCGCACCCCCGACTCCACTGACCGGGCGGTGTTCGAGGCGCTCGCGGCGGGCGGCTGGTCGAACGGCTACGCCACCATCCGCCCCGCCTGAACGTCCGCCACACCGGTGGCGGCTCCCGGCCCGCACGGGCCACCCATCCGATCCCGCACGGGAGCATCCATGCACACCACCATCACCATGCCGGGCGCCGTCATCGGCTACCGGCGCGACGGCCGCCCCATCCGCCTCCAAGCAGGCGGTTCTGAGGGCGCACCCGAGCAGCCGCCGACCGGCGAGGGTGGCCAGCCACCCGAGAACCCGCCCGCCGAGCAGCCGCAGGCCGCCCCTCCCGCACGGGAGGAGACGGACTGGAAGGCGATGGCCCGCCAGTGGGAGCGCCGGGCGAAGGAGAACAGCAAGGCGGCCGACGACCTGGCCAAGCTCAAGCAGCAGTCGATGAGCGACCAGGAGAAGGCCGTCGAGCAGGCCCGCGTCGAGGGCCGCACCGAGGCGGCGCGCGAGCACGGCAAGCAGCTGGCCGAAGCCCAGTTCGACGCCGCCCTGGCACGCAAGGGCCTTGACCTGGGCGACGCGGCCGACCTGATCGACAAGTCGCGGTTCGTCAACGACGACGGCACCGTCGACAAGGACGCCATCGCCAAGGCGGTCGCCAAGCTGGCCAAGCTCACCCCCAAGACCCCGTCCTCTTCGGGTGGGGATTTCGGCGGAGGCAACGGTCAGGGCGCACCCCCGAAAAATCTGCGCGAGCAGATCCGCGAAGCCGAACAGGCGGGCGACTGGAAGCTCTCGCGGCAGCTCAAATCCCAGCTCGCGCTCTCGCAAACCACCCAGTAACCGTTAGGGCCAGGCGTCGCGCCTGCCCGACCTCATGAGAGGAGACCCGCGTGGCGGGTATCACCGGGCAGGGCGACACCTTCGACCTGCCGAACTACGTCGGCGAACTCTTCGCCGTCACTCCCGAGGACACGCCGTTCCTGTCCGCGATCGGCGGCCTGACCGGCGGCGAGTCCGCGAACGCCACCCTGTTCCAGTGGCAGGGCTACGACCTTCGCGACGCCAGCGCCACCAGGCAGCGGCTGGAGGGCGCCGACGCCCCCACCGCGGAGGCGCGCACCCGCTTCAACGTCACCAACGTGGTGGAGATCCACACCGAGGCGCTCGAACTCTCCTACACCAAGCTGGCGGCGACCGGCCAGTTCAACAGCACGGGCTCCTCGCACCCGGGCCAGGCCGGCCTCTCGGGGTCGAACCCGGTGCTGAACGAGCTCGACTGGCAGATCCAGCAGCACCTGAAGCAGATCGCCCGCGACGTCGAAAAGTCGTTCATCATCGGCACGTTCAACAACCCGGGCACCAACGCCAGCGCGCGCCGCACGCGCGGCATTCTGCAGGCGACCGAGACGAACGCCGCCACGCACGGCACCACGGTCGGCACCGCCACCATCGAGTCCGACAATGAGACCTTCACTCTGGCCGCCCACGGGCTCGCGGCCGGCGATCAGGTCGTGGTGCACACCCTCACCGGCGGCGCCACCTCGGTGCTGACCGAGGACACCATCTACTACGTCCGCTCCGACGTCGCCACGAACACGTTCACCCTGGCCGCCCGGCCCGGCGGTGCGGCGATCGCGTTCGCGACGGACGGCGGCGCCGTCGTGGTCGAACCCACCCCGCTGACGGACGCCATCATCTTCGACCTGCTGCAGCAGGTGTGGGAGAACGGCGGCATCCAGGAGTCGGAGACGGCTACGGTCGTCGTCGGCGCCAGCCTCAAGCGCGCCCTGACGAAGATTTTCATCAAGGACCGCAACTTCCAGGAGACCACCCGCACAGTCGGCGGCGTGTCGCTGATGACGTTCGAGTGCGACTTCGGCCGCCTCAACCTCATGCTCGACCGCCACATGCCCACCTCCACGCTCGCCGTCGTCAGCCTGGAGGAGTGCTCGCCGGTGTTCCTGCCGATCCCCGGGAAGGGCTTCCTGTTCGTGGAGGAGCTGGCCCGCACCGGCGCCGCCGAGAAGAGGCAAATCTACGGTGAGATCGGGCTCCGCTACGGCAACGAGAAGACGCACGGCAAGCTGCTCCGCGTGGGCGCCCCCGCCGGCGCCTGACCGATGGCCGTCTTCCACTGCGGGCGCTTCCCCCACGGGAACGTGCCCATCCGCACCACCGCCGGCATGGTCGTCTTCGTCGACGGCCAGGCCGCGGTGGACGATCCCGAGCAGGCTCAGGCGTTGCGTGAGGTGCCGCCCGTGTTCGAGATCACCGAGGACGTGGAGGCGGGCGGGGACCACGGGCCCGCCCCCTCCACCCCGGGCCGCCGGCCCGCCCAATCCGCGTCGAAAGTCGACTGGGCCGCATGGGCGGTGCGGCACGGCATGAGCGCCGAGCAGGCCGACGACCTCACCAAAGCCCAGCTCATCGCGCTGGCCGACGAACTGGATAAGGAGTAGGCATGGCGCGCACCGCCATCACCGCCTCGACCACGCTCACCGAGGCCGGTATCGACCCGCTCGCCGTCGACGCCGCCATCGAAGCCACCGACGGCAACTCGTTCCCGTGGCGGGAGCACCGGCTGCTGTTCGTCAACAACGGTGACGATGCCGCCGTCACCCCCACCTTCCTCACCCCCGGCACCGTGGGTCGGCAGTCGCTGCCGATCACCGACTTCGCCGCGGGCGCCTGCCCGGCCGGCGCGTGGCGGGTGTATGGGCCGTTCGGGCCGGAGTTCCGGCAGGCCGACGGCAGCGTGCACGTCAACTGGGGCGGCACCACCATCACCGGCGTCACCGCGGCAGTCCTCGACGCCTGACCTTTGATCGTGCGGGCGGGGAGCAGGTGTCGGGACCGCTGAGGGTGCCCCCGCCCGCGCCCAACCCGTGAGGAGGTGCGCCGTGGCGTACGCCACCGTGGATGACCTCGTACCCGCCTACCTCGCCACCGCGCCCGCCAACGCCAGCCTGCTGCTGGCCAGGGCGTCGCGCGACGTCGACCAGGCGCTGCTCACCGCCGTCTATCCCGTCGACGACGCCGGGATGCCGACTGAGCCAGCGCACGTCACTGCGCTGATGGAAGCCACCTGCGAGCAGGTGGCGGCGTGGGCGGCGGCGGGCGAGGACGGGACGGGCGCCACCACCGTGTGGGACGACGTCCAGATCGGCTCCGTACGGCTGGCCCGGCGGGGGGCGCAGGCCGGGGGCGGGCAGACTGGCTCGGCTGCCCGCCCCCTCGCCCCCCAAGCCTGGAGTGTGCTGCAGCAGGCCGGGCTGACCGGCCACGAGCCGTACACGTACATCCCGTGCACGGAGGCCGCCGATGGGTAGCCTCCCGCCGTTCCTGCTCCGCCACACCGTGATCGTGGAGCCGTTCGAGGGCAACGGGCCCATCGGGCCGGAGTACGGAGAGCAGACCGTGGTGAGGTGCTTCGTCGAGGAGAAACGCCGCCTCGTACGGGATGCGGCCGGCGTCGAAGTCGTCTCCGAAACCACCATCTACGCGCCGCTCGACACGGTGTGCCCGGCCGAATCCCGGGTGACCGTCAACGGGCGGGCCACCGTGGTGATCGTGTCCGCGCGCCGGGACGGCGGCGGCCTCCCCACCCCCGACCATCTCGAAGTCGCCTGCAAGTAGAAGGGGGCGGCCATGCCGCAGCGCAGCACGCTGAAGCTCAACACCGGCGACCTCGACGCCCGCCTGGAGAAGGGCGCCGTCAAAGGCCTCGGCATCGCCTTGGAGCACCTGCTACAGGCGTCGCGCGAGGAAGTGCCGCACGAGGAAGGGACGCTCGAACGGTCGGGCACGACCTCGGTGGACGCGAGCGCGTTGGAGGGCGCCGTCTCCTACGACACTCCGTACGCGGTCATCCAGCATGAGGCCTTGGATTTCAAGCACGACGCCGGGCGGAAGGCCAAGTACTTGGAGGACCCGTTCGACGCTGAGGCGGGCACCATGAACGAGCTGATCGCGGCCCAGGTCCGGCGGAGCCTGCGGTGAGCTGGACGACCGACATCCTGACGGCGATCGCTGTACGCCTGCACGTCCAGGGTGTTGGCCGGTGGATCCCGCCCGGCACTGGCACCTACCAGCCCGCCGACATCGCCATCCTGCTCGGCCGTCTTCCCAGCACCCCTGACCGGGCCATCGCCTTGGCCGCCTACGGCGTCGACCAGTTCGCCGACGACCCGGTCAACACGGACGGCACCCAGGCCGTGCAGCTGCGCATCCGCGGCACCACCGACCCGCGCGTCGCCGACGCGATCGCGGACGCCTGCTTCGACGCGCTGCAGGGCTGGCAGGCGCCGCAGGCCGGGATCCTGCTGTGCACGCGGCGGATCAACGCCCCCATGGGGGTGGACGGCAACAACAGGTGGGAGCGGGCCGACTCCTACCACCTCAACGTGCACCGACCGACCACACTCCGCCCCGGATAGGGAGATCACACATGGCAACCCGTTCACTCCTGGCGTCCGGGTGGGCGCTCGACGTCAACACCGGGACGACCGCGTCGCCCGTGTGGACGCCGGTCAAGGGCATGACCCAGTTCAAGGAAACCATCGAGTCGACCATGGAGGACGACTCCGACTTCGACTCCAACGGTTGGGGATCCGACCAGGTCACCCAGCGCAAGTGGCGGCTCGAAACGGAGGGCAAGCGGAAGAGGGACGCCGACAACTTGGCCACCTTCATCGCCGACCCGGGCCAGCAGGCCATCCTTGACGCCGGCAACCTGGTCGGTATCGGCTCGAACATCGAGATCCGCTACTACCGGCGGGACGGCGCGCCGGACGCGTGGCAGGGCGACGTCACCGTCGACTACGGCGGCGGAGGCGGCGGCGTCACCGAGTTGGAGCCGTTCAACTTCACCCTCAACGGTCAGGGCGAGCGCACCGCCATCACCAACCCGGCAGCATAGGAGGGCAACCGAGCCATGCCCCGATTCCCCCAACTCGCCGCCTCCATCGGCGAACCCCTCTACCTGCCCGTACCGCTCCCTTCCGGGCAGGTGAAGGAGTACGCGGTGCCGCCCGCCGACGCCGAGACGTGGACGCAGCTCACCACCCGGTTCGCGGCCAGCGGCGACGACGACGTCATCGACGACCCCACCGAGGCCGACCTGTACCGCCGCTGGCTCGGCCCCGTCTACGACGAGCTGGAAGCCGACGGCGCCGCCTGGGAGCAGATCCGCCGGTGCGGGGTGACCGTGTTCGCCTGGCACGTCCACGGCGAAGAGGCCGCACTCCGCGTCTGGGAGGGCGGCCTCCCAAAACCACGATCGACCTCGACGACCGTCGAGACGGAGACCCCGGCGGAGGACCGGTCGACCCCGCAACCGGCCTCCGCGAATGGTACGACCCGGAGCCGGAAGACGGCGGGATCACGTGGGCGGACATCTTCGACCGGTGGCTCTACGTCGAAGCGGACCTCCACCAGTTCTACGGCATCGACCTCGGCACCCCCGGCCTCCTCAGACAGCGGACCGGCCACTGGCTGAGGGCCCGCATCCTCGGACTCCTCGCCGAACCCCGGTCGCGGCTGCACCGCGTGTTCCGCGCCCGCGAGCAGGAACACAGCGCCCCGCCTGTCCAGGCCAGTTTCGACGACTACGCGTGAGGAGGTGGCCTCCTCATGGCGCTCACCGTCGGCGAGCTGGTCGCGTACGCGAAGGTGGACAGGTCGGACTTTAAGCGCGGCACGAAAGAGATCGCCTCCGACCTGCGCAACCTGCAATCCTCCACGTCCTCCTCCATGGCCGGCATGGAAGGCACGGTGGTCCGGTCGCTGGCCGACATTCAGCGGGCGATCGCCGACGGCCTCGACCCGGCCGACGCGATCAAGGACCTGGACCGGCTGGAACAGCAGCTCGACCAGTCGCTGCGAGACATGGTCGACGACGCCGACCGGTTCGCCGAAGACCTGGAACGGGAGATCGACGAAGCCTTCGCCGAGCTCGACCGGCGCGACCGCGGCCACATCACTGTCGACGTTGACGCCGACACCACCGAGGCTCGCGCCGACATCGCCGCCATCCAGGAAGCGCTGGACGCGCTCGACGACGAACGCGTCCGCGTGGACGTCGACACCGACCCGGCCAGGAAGGCGCTGTCCGAGCTGGGCGACGTGGGCGAGCGGACGGGAGGCCTGCTCGGTAAGGCGCTCAGCGACGGGTTCGGCGTGCTCGGCAAGGTCGGCCCGGCCAACGTGGCGCTCGCCGTGGCCGCCATCCAAGCCCTGCCCACCGTGGCGGGGGTGGCGGCGGGCGGCATCGTCGCCGCCCTCGGCGGCGCCCTGGTCGCTGTCGGCGTCGCCAATGCGGCCCAGGCCGACCGGGTGCAGGACGCGTGGAAGGACGCGGTCGGCGAGATCAAAGCCGAATTCTCGGACGCCGCCCAACCCCTGGAAGGCAGCGCGATCCGCGCCTCGGATGTCGCTCTGCGCGCGTTCGAGCGACTCAAGCCCAGCCTGAAGCGGATCTTCGCTGATGTCGTCCCGGACGTCGACTTTTTCATCGCGAAGGTGGGTGACGGGGTCGGATCCTTGGGCCCCACCTTGGAGCGGCTGGGCGACTCGTTCGGGAATGTGCTGTCCGAGATCGGGCACCGCATGCCCGCGATCATGGACAACGTCAACGGCGCCCTCACCACCTTCTCCGAGATCGCCGACGAAGACCCGCAGATGCTCGCCAACGTCTTGGAAGACGCGACCGAACTCCTCAGAGTGGGCGCTGAAGTCTTGTCGTGGGCGGACGAGATCAAGTTGGCTTTCAGCATCCCGTTCGGGCCCGGCGGAACGTCGGCTGGCAACAACTATTTCTGGGAGCAAATGTTCGGGATGAGCTACGACGAGTTTCTGACTCAGTCGGGCTCAATGTCGGACGCCCTCGCCGCCTTCCGGGCCGCAGCCCAGCAGGGTGCAGCCGCGGCAGGCGACGTCGGCGACGAGTCGAACACTGCCGCAGGCGGTGTGAAGAATCTGTCCGCCGCGCTGGAAGAGTTTTTCAACCCTGCCCAGAACGCGCTCGCCGCCTCGAACGACTGGTCGCAGGCTCTCCAGCAGGCCAACAAGGAGTTGGACAAGGGCAACCCCTCCCTGCTCACTCGCAAAATGCATTTGGAGGAGCTGCTCGGGGCGCTCGCCAAGAAGGCGGAGACGGAGAGGGAGAGCACCGGCGCGACGGAGGCGTCGTCGAAGGCGTTTGAGAAGAACGCGGAGATGCTGGCCGCGCTGGCAGGGAGGAGCGCGGAGGGCGGGCAGGCGCTGGTGGGGCTCGCCACATCGCTGGGCTACACGGTCGAGTCGACCAAGAAGGGCATCACGATCACCGACGAGTTCGGGAAGACGATCGCGAAGCTGCCACCGAACAAGGACGTCAAGGTCAACGCTGACACGAAGGACGCCCAGTCCAATGTCGGCAAGGTGAAGAACAAGCTGGGCGAGCTCGGCCCGGCCGGGACGCAGGCCGGCAAGGACCTCGGTGCGGGCCTGTCCTCCGGTATCCGGTCCTCGATCGGGGATGCGATGGCGGCGGCCGGCCAGCTGGCGCAGGCGGCCGTCAACCAGATGAAGCAGTCGCTGAAAACCCACTCCCCGTCCCGGGTGACGGAGGAGATCGGCCGCTGGACGGTGCAGGGCCTCGTGCAGGGCCTGCGGGCGGAGGAGGGCACTGCGGTCTCCACGGTGGAAACCATGGTGTCGCGGATCAAGGAGGCGTTCGGCTCCCAGCCCGACGTGGCCGACCACTTGCTCACCTTCGTCAGCAAAGGCAACAACAGCTTGGCCGCCCTCGCCAAGCAGCGCGAGGAGCTGGTCGCCAAGCTGGCGGCGGCGAAAGAGTACGCCAAGCAGGTGGCCGGCGATGCCGCCGAATGGGCGGCCATCACCGGCATCAGCGCCGAAGAACTCACCTCAGGCGGCGACCTGGCCGCCCAGCTGCAGGCGCGCGCGTCCGCGATCAACAATTTTGCGAACAACATCCAGACCCTGGCGAAACGCGGCCTGAACAAGAAGATCATCCAAGACATTATCGACGCCGGGGTGGAGAAGGGCGCGTCCTACGCCGAGATGCTGGTCGGCTCGGACGGCTCCGAAATCAAGGCGTTGAACAAGGCGCAGGCCGCCGTCGACAAGGCGTCCAAGAAGCTCGGAAAAGCCTCAGCGGACGCCATGTTCGACAGCGGAAAGAAGGCGGGCGAGGGCTACCTGAAGGGGCTGCAGGAAAGCCTGAAGGCGCTCGACAAGGAGATGACGAAGATCGTCAAAGCCTTGGTGGCGGCGATCAAGCGCGAACTCAAGATCAAGTCGCCCAGCCAGGTGATGGCGGAGATCGGCCAGTACACGATGGAGGGCCTGTCGGTCGGCATGCAGTCCATGCTGGCGAAGGTGGTCGCCACCGCACAGTCCATCGTCAACCAGGCGGTCGCCGCCGCGAAGAAGGCCGCCGGCGGCGGTGGCGGCGGGGGCGGCTCCGTCAAGGGCGAAACGACGGACGATTTCGTGTCGCGGGCGCCACTGGTCGTAGGTGAAGGCCAGATAGCGCCGATGGCTACTCCTCCGCAACCGGCGTCGGGGCAGCCTGCGGTGAACGTCGACCTGCGCGGCTCCGTGATCCGCGAAGAGGCCGACATCGGCCGGCTGCAGCAGGCGATGGGCCTCGAATACAGCCTGCGCGGCAACGTTTAACCCCTCAACCCCAGCAGGAAGGCGGTATCCGGCATGCCCGGAAACGTTCAAGGGTTCACGCCCGCCGACCTGGCCCGGCTGCGGTCGGTCCACACCAACCCCGGCCACACCACGCCGCACGTGCGCGAGCAGCGGCACGGGCTGCGCGTCGTGCGCGTCGTCCGCCGCATGACCGACTCCGGCGCCGTCGTCACCACCCGCGAGTTCGGCAACCGGCGGGACGTGCACGTGCACGCCCCCCTCATCGTCGGCAGGCTGCGGTGAGGCGCGGACGGGCGCAGGCCCGCCTCGAACTGGAGGCCGCCCTGGAAGGCGAGGCGGACCGGTTGCAGGCCGCCAAGCAGGCGCACGCCGACCACCCGAGCGAGGAGACGCGGGCCGCCCGGCGGGCCGAGATGGAATCCCTGGCAGAAACCCGCTCCTGGCTGCGCGCGCTGCACGCGATCGGCAAAGCGGAACGGGAGATCACCCGGCTGGCCTCGCGCGGCGCGACCGCCGACGAGATCCGCCCGTACGAGCAGCAGATCACCCACATCCGCGCTGTGCACGGGCCGCTGATCGACGCCATGGCCCAGCTCGCCAGCGCCCCCGCGGCCGAGGCCGGCGGCGAGCTTCCGCCCGGCGCGGCCGAGGCGGCGCCGCCGGTGGTGCGCGGCCGGGCCCGATTCGGGAAAGGCGGCGATGTCTGATGGCGTGGACCGCGTCAGGGCTGATGGTGGCCGCCCACATCGACAAGTGGGACGACTCCCAGCTAGCCACCGACCTCACCTCCGAGACGGATCTGAAGGCCGCCTTCTACGGGTCCGGGGTGACGCCGAACTTCGGGACGGACACCGCCTACAACGCGGGCACGTGGGCCACCGCCAACGAGTCGGCGGGCGCCGGATACAGCGCGGGCGGGCTGCTGGTGGTGAACACCACCCTCACCCACGCCACAGGGTCGATGAAGTTCGACGCCGACAACTTCTCCATCCCCGACTCGACGATCATCGCCGAGGGCTACCTGCTGTACGACGACGCCCACGCCGACCGCGCCCTGGGCGCCGTATGGTTCGGCGAACCGTTCGAAACCCAAGACGGGACGTTCTTGGTGACGCACGACAGCCTCGGCATCTTCCTGCTCGACCTCACCCCGTAGGAGGCGGCCGTGGCCACTGGGACGATCATTCTGCCGATCGGGGCAGCCGACCTGCCCGACGGCAGCGCGTCGAACGCCGCACCCGACATCCGCAAGGTGAAGTCGTCGGCGTCGGCGCCGTCGCCGTACTTCAAGCACGCCCTCTTCGACGCCGCCACCAAAGAGCAACTCATGTGGTCGTTCCGAATGCCGGAAGACTACGCATCCACCCCAGTCCTGAAAGTCCAGTTCAAAATGGCGTCCGCGGTCACGGGCAACGTCGTCATCGAGGGCCGGTTGGCGGCCACCACTCCCGGCGACGCCACCGACCAGGACGCGAAGGCGTTCGCCGCCGCCAACACCAGCTCGGCGACCGCCGTCCCCGCCACCACGGCCGGGAAGATCGGCGAAATCAGCCTGGCGCTGGCCAACGCCGACAGCCTGGCAGCGGGCGATTTCGTCGTCGTGTACTTCGCCCGGGACGCCGCCAACGCGAGCGACAGCGCGGCTGGCGACATGGAAGTCGTGTCCGTCGCGCTCACCTACACCACCACATAGCGAGGAGGTGAGCAGGTGGCGCGCACGTTCGACGGCGTCGACGACAACATCCAGCTCGCCATCGGCGGCCTGTCGACGGTCACCTTCGCCTCTACCTGGGTGGTCGTCTTCCGCGCCGCCAGCGCCGCCGAAGGCGCCCTCATCGGCGTCGCCAACGCCTCCGCCGGACTCGCCGGCGTCCTCAACGTTCAGGCCAACGGCACGTTCCTGTGGTTCGGCGACGGCGGCCTGGCCGAGTCGACGCTCACCGTCGTCCCCGGCGACGGCTGGGCGCTGATCGCGGTCAGCAAACCGGCCGGCGCCAACCCGGCCACGTTCCGCAAGTACATCTACAGCACGAACACGTGGACGAGCGAAACCACCGCCGACCCCGTCAACGACGGGGCAGCGCCCGGCGCCGGCTCGGTGCGGCTCGGCGCGTACTACGACGGCACCTTGCCGTTCTTCGACGGTCAGATCGCCGCCGCCGCCATCTTCGCCCGGGCGCTCAGCCAGGCCGAGGTGGAGAATCTCGCCCACAGTCTGGGCGGGTGGCGGGACGCCGGCCCGGCCGCCATGTGGGTGCTCGACCAGCACGCCGTCGGCCAGCAGGTGAAGGACTGGGCGGGCACCGCCAACCAGTCCGGCATCACCGGCACCAGCGTCGCCGGATCGTCCGCGCCGATCGGGTACGGCGAACCGTTCATCCAGGCCACACCGAAACGCGGCCAGCACGCCACGGCCGACGCAACCGCCGTCCAGGCCGCCGCGGCCATCCCCGAACCGGGCGTGTCTGCCGGCGCAACCACCCACCCCAGCAGCGTCACGGCTGCCGCGTCAGTGCCGACGCCCGACGTGTTCGTCGGCGACTCGCCGCCCACCCTCGTACAACCATCCCCGATCCTGCCCGTCACGATCATCCCGGCACCGGCCGTCACCTTCTCCACCAACGCCCACCCCGGCCTGCTGGCGCCGCACGCGGTCGTCCCCACCCCGACGGTGGACGTGCCGATCAACCCCGGCGACGACCTGACCGCGGCCGGGCAGATCTCGTTCAACGGCTTCCGCATGGGCGGGGAGAGCAACCCGTACCGGTGGAAGCGGCTGACCGGATGGTTCGTCGACATGCCGGACGTCGACAACGGCAACGTGCCTCACCCCTCCGACCACGGCGCCCTCTCCGGGTCGAAGAAGGCGCAGGCCAGACGGGTCGCCTACGAGTTCAACGTGAAGGGCACCCGGGCCGAGGTCGAGCAGATCGCGTTGAATCTGCTCACTGGGCTGCCGCTGCCGGAGGCGGACGAAGAGATCCCGCTGGCGATCCGGGTGGGCGAGCAGATCCTGGTCGGGCAGGCCGCCTGCCTGAAGCGCACCGTTGAGATCGACAGGAACTTCCGGATCGGGCTCGCCCCCGGTTACGCCCTGTGGGAGCTGTCCAACCCGCGCCTGTACTCGCGGGAGCTCCTGACTGCAGTGGTGCCCGACGGCGGAACCGTCGACGTGTTCCACGCCGGCAACACCACCACCCACCCGACGATCCGCTGCCCCGGGCCGACCCTCAACCCGGAGCTGGTGATCGAACGCACCCTCGACGACGGCAGCGAAACCGTGGTGACGGTCGGCTTCGACCTGACCGTCGACGTCGGCGAACTCCTCGTGATCGACCCGTTCAACGGCACCGCCAGCGTCGGCGAAGAAGACGTCGGCGGCACCCTCTCCAACTCCAGTCTCGGGATCGCCGACCTGGTGCTCGGCCGCGACATCTCCTCCATCACCTACAGCAGCGCGGACGGCACCGCCCCGGCGGCGACCGCACTGTGGCGGCACGCCTACATCTGACCGGGCGAAGGGGGGTGGCAACTCGTGTCTGCGACGTTCCGCACCCCCACCTCAGCGGCCGGCCCCAACGGCGGCTTCTTCGCCGTCTCCCAACCCGAGGGTGTGACACCCCAGACGGGGCTGCTCGCGTTCCTGGCCGCCGACTCCGGAGGGTTCGCGTTCCTGTCCGGCGGCAGCGACTGGGAACTGCTCGCCCGCATCGCCGGACCGTCCACCCACCTGTCCGCCGTCGACGTGTGGTGGAAGGCTCGCGTCCCCGCCGACGACCCGGAAAACTACATCGTCCAGATCGGCCCGACCGCCGACGGCGTGGTCGCCATCGTGCCGATCGTCGGCGCGACCGGCACACCGCAGGTGTTGGCCGGGTCCTTGTACGCGGGCACCACCGACGTCATCTCGCCGGGCGGCGACCCGCCCAGCGCGGACGGCCTGGAGTTCCGGTGGGCGGCCGGCATCCCCAACGAGGCCACCATCTCGTGGAACACCCCGGACGGCTACCAGAAGATCCTCGACCTGCAATCCGAGGACGAGGTCGGCGGCAGCCTGGTGTGGCGGCGCATCTACTCCACCACCCCGGCCGACCCGGCCACCCACACCGCATCCGACAGCCTGCAGTTCGGCGCCGCGCTGACCGTGTTCGTCAAGTCCGCGCCGGTCGTCATCCCGCCCGACCCGCCCCCCTTCCCGGCGTTCACCCCGGTCAAGGGCTTGCTGCCGATGCAGTACCGGGTGCACGACGCGCTGACCGGCTCCTACCGGGGCGAGCTGCGCACCGCGACCGACGTCACCTTCGACCGCCGCGACGGCGACGCGGGCGGCTTCTCCTGCTGGTGCCCGATGCCGAACCGGCGCGAGGCCGACAAGCTGGCCCGGCTCATCCCACGCGACCCGGCCGACCTCGACTCCGGGCCCGGCCGGCTCGTCGTCCACCCCTGGCGCAGCGGCGTGCTGTGGGGCGTCTACTGGCTGCACACCGCCGAGATCGAACAATCATCCCGCCTGGGTTTGGGCTTGCGCATGCAAGGCACCACCCTGGACGGCTACATGGCCAGCGTGTCGCTGGAAGAGGATGTGCTGTTCGTCGGCGACCAGATCGACAACGCCCGCGCCTTCATCGCCCACCTCGGCCAGGACCCGCGCTCCAACATGGGGTTCACGCTGATGCCGGGCACGTCCGGCACGGTGCGAGAGCTGGCCGCCAAGATAGCCGACAACACCACGTACGGCCGTGTCCTGCGGGACTACGCGCGCGCCGACGGCGGCTTCGGCTACGTCATCAACCCCACCGTCACCGAGACGGGCATCGAACGCCGCTGGGTGTGGGCGTCCCCGCAACTGGACTTCCCCGACCTGAAGGTGACGTTCACGCAGGCCCGCAACGGCGGCGAAGTCACCGGCTTCCGCGAAGTCCGCTCAGCGCTGCGCGGCGCCACCCGGTTCGGCGTCGTCGGCGGCATCCCGGACGGAGACGCCTCCACCGAACGCACAGCCGTCCGCACTCCGCTCATCGAAACCGCTCACCTGGACGCCGGATGGCCGATCTTCGACCAGCGGATCATCCACCCCGGCAACAGCACGGACATGACCGAGCTCGAACGGTACGCCGCCTACTACGCCGCCACAGCGGCCGGCGCGCCGCGCGTCTTCTCCGCCGACGTCATCCTCGGCCGCTCCTCCGGCTTCCACCCCAACATGATCGGCGGCCAGGTGCGGTTCGTCATGAACAACGACTGGCACACCCCCACCGAGGAAGGCGGCTCCAGCTTCAACGGCTACCAGCGGATCATCGGCTGGTCCCTCACCCCGGCCACCAGGACGTTCGGCAAGGACAAGTTGCAGGTCATCACCGCACAGGCGGGAGTCGGCTCATGAGCATGCCCATCGACCCCTTCCCCGTGGGAGAGAGCCAGATCGTGCGCGAACTGGCCCGCCGGGTCGCCGCGCTGGAGAGCCGTCTCGGCGTGCAGCCCGCCGTCCAGATCAGCGCCTCCTCCGGCCCGCTGTTCATCCCCAACAGCGGCGTCCCGGACACCCCGTCCGGCGGCTGCCGCGTGTACGCGGTCGGCGGCGAGCTGCGCGTCATCCAGTCCAACGGCTCCGTCCGCCAAATCCCGGCGCAGGGCGGGTCCGTCACCACCCCTACCGTCAACCTGTCCAACGCGCCCGCCTCCTACAGCCAGACGTGGGCGCAGGACCTCGCCGCGTCCACCAGCTCGATCTTCCAGTCGTACGCCAACGCCTCCACCGGGCTGCTGACCATCCTGCGCACCGCCGGCATCATCGCCACCTGATCGTGGGCTGCCCGCGCGGGCGAGGATGCGCGCCCACCAGGGATGCGCGGGCAGCCCCACCCCCTCCCATCCCCTGATCGAGGAGTGTCCGTGACCCAGCTCGACCCGCTCGGCCCCGTCACCATCGGAGCCAGGGAGATCTACGACCAGCTCCTGGCCACCGACAGGAAGGTGGACGGGATCCGCGGCGAAGTCGCACAGGTCGCCCAGGCGCACGGCGAGCTGGTGAAGGACACCGCCGACCACGAAGCCCGCATTCGCGCGTTGGAGCGCGGACGCTGGCCGCTGCCGTCCGCCGCCGTCCTCCTATCCCTGGCCGGCCTGGTGCTCGCCCTCATCACCTTCATGTCCAAGGGAGGCTGACCATGCCGTGGTTGACCCGCCTCGCCACCGTGGCCAGGAGGACGGGCTTTCCTGTCATCGAAGTCGACGGCTGGAAGAGCCGCGGCCACGGACCCCAGCCGGAAGTGCAGGGGGTCGTCTGCCACCACACGGCCGGGCCCGCCGCGGGCGGCGACTACCCGTCCCTGAAGGTCGTACGCGACGGCCGCCCCGGATTGGACGGACCCCTCTCCCAGTACGGCCTGGGCAGGTCGGGCACCATCTACGTGATCGCCGCCGGGCGGTGCTGGCACAACGCGCCGTCCACGTCGCCGCTGCACGACAACTCCTCCTCGATCGGGATCGAGGCCGAGAACAACGGCAGGCAGGCGTGGCCGACGGCGCAGCTGCTCGCTTACCGGCGGCTGTGCGCTGAGATCTGCCGCGAGTACGGGCTGCCCGCCTCCCGGGTGAAGGCGCACCGCGAGGTGAACACCGGCAAGCCTGACCCGCACGGCATCGACATGACCGACTTCCGCGCCGACGTCGCCAGGCTGCTCGCGGGGCGGGCGCCCGCGCTCTCGGAGTCTTGGACGGAGGAACTCGTGGACAACCTGCCCACGTTGAAGCCGGGCAGCAGCCACGCCCGCCACGTGAAAACCATGCGAGGCCTGCTGTGGGCGCGCGGCTACGAACCCGCCAACATGCACGCCACCCGGTACGGCGCCAACCCGGACGACCTCGCCGACCTGAAAGCCCAGGTGAACGCCTACAAGAAGGCCCACGGGCTGGCCGAGGACGGCGTGTGGGGCGACGCCTGCTGGAAGACCGCCCTCTCGTAACCCCCTGAGACTGCACCACCCCCGGCCGCCCGTGGACGGCGTGCCGGGCTTTCACCATGTCCCCGAGCCCAGGAGCCCCTGTGCTGAAGAAGATCGCCCCCCTCGCCGCGACCGCCGTCCTCCTCCTGGGAGGCGCCGGAGTCGCGGCCGCCTCGGAGTCCGCCACGGTGGCGGCGAAGCCGAAGCTGTACGGCGCCTGCATCTCCACCAAGACCGGCGCGATGCGGCTGCTGGAGCCGAACCGGCTGAAGAAGTCCCAGCACGGCAAGTGCAAGTCGTCCGAGCGGAAGATCTACCTGCCCACCCGTGACGGCCTGCCGGTCGTGCCGCCGGTCCCGGCCACCGTCGTGTTCAAGCGCGGCACCAGCGTGGAGACGTGCACGAAGACGACCGACACGGTGCTCACCTACGACTGCAAGACCCCGGCCCCGTCGCCATCGCCTACCACCACCGCCCAGTAGCTCCTGAGGAGGAGTCGTGCAGGTTCGTATCTTCGGCCGGGAACCGGCCGTCTGGGTGTACGCCATCAACGCGCTGGTGGCCGCGTTCGTCGCCTACGGCCTGCCCCTCACGCAGGTCCAGACGGCCGCCATCTCCACCCTGGCCACCGCGGTCATGGCCGTCATCGTGGCCGTGCTCACCCGCCCGTTCGTCGTGTCGGCGCTGACCGGCGCCATCTCGACCGGCCTGACGGCGATGGCCGGGTTCGGCCTCGAACTGTCGCAGGAGCAGATCGGCGCCACCGTGGCCGCGCTCAACATCGTGCTCGCGCTGGTGCTCAGGATGAACGTGTCCCCGGCGCCGGCCACATCGGATTACCCGCCGGGCGCGCACACCGGCCGGAACCTGTCCGGCCTGTAGCGATCCCGGCGTCCCGCGGGTTACGGTGGCGTCACTGCCGCGAGGCCTCGGGAACGTCGAGCCCCCGCCTCCCTCCTTCGTGGAGGGGGCGGGGGCTCTTCGTCGTGTTCGTAACCCGTCTGCAAGCGGCGCGCGTCACCCTAGGGTCCCCGCCCCTTCTACGGCCCCAGGAGCCCCGATGCGCCCCCTGTTAGCCGCCGCCACCCTCGTGCTCGCTGCGGCCGGATGCGGCCTCACAGCGCCGCCCCAGACCGTTACGGAGGCGACCTCGACGGCCCCGCCGTCGAACGAGCCGGGCCGGCCGGACCGGACGAAGCAGCAGCGGGCGTTCCTGGCCGCGCTCGGCGCCGACTCCGGCCGAGAAGACCAGCACATCGAGGACGGCCAGGAGGCGTGCGAACTCGCCGACTACGAGGACCGGGTCACGATGGTGCAAGAGGTCCTCGACCCGGTGGAGGGCGACCGCGACATCTACCGGGCCGCCTTCACCGCACTCTGCCCGCAGCACAAGAAGGTGTGGACGCTGGCCGCCTCGGGGTTCGCGGACGGCAAGCACACCGTCGGGAAGCAGATCCGGGCCGGCACATACCGAACCATGCGCCGGCCGGTGAAGGACTGCTACTGGGAGCGGTCGACCAGCGCGGGCCGGATCATCGCCAACCAGCTCGTCACCAACGCGCCGAACGGGCTACGCGTGACGCTCGCGCGCGGGGAGGGGTTCACGTCGCGGGACTGCGGGCCGTGGGTACGGTCGTAGGTGTGGCGCCCGGTGCGTGGGGAAGCGACCCGGGCGCCGCCGCGCGCGCACGGCTGCGCGTGGGATGCGCGGCCACCGCTTTTCGATCTTGCTGCCACGGGGTGCCACGGCCGGGTGCCACACCCCCGCCACGCCGGGTGCCACGAAGGGGTGCCACAGCGCGTGGCACCCCTTCTGACCTGTAACACCCTCCCCCAACCCCCGCCCGCCCCGCCACGGGGTGCCACGCGATCAAGGAAGTTCGGGGCGCTCCGCCATCAGATACCGTTGCTCGTCGTCGTCGTAGCCGAGCACCCCGGCGTCGACCAGCTTGCGCAGGCTCTTCTGCGCCCACTGCCGGGACATGTCCGTCGACTCCCACAACGGCCGCAAATCCCGTGTCGCGAAGTCGCGCGCCCCGCCATCCCACAGCGCCTGAAGGTGCGCCATCAACGCCTGGCCGCGCTCCTCCGACGTCATCTCCTGCTCCGGGCCAGCGAACGTCAACGGCGGCTCACCGTCCGGCAGATCCTCGATCTCATCGTCGATGTCGCCGCCCACTCCAGGGTCGGGATCCTCGGTGTGCAGGTACTCGCGCGCCACGGTCGCCACCTCTTCGTCGTCGTCTTCCTCTTCCAGGTTGGCCGGGAACGTTGCCACGGCCTGCGCCCCGCCGGGCAGGCGGGACACCTCCGCCGTGGCCGGGTCGATCTGCTTGGCGGCGGCCGGCCACTCGACGGCGTGCGCCCGCATCGCCGCGTTCGCCCGCTCGTCGTCGAACTCGCCCTGGTCGTCGAGCCCCCACGCGTACGTGCGCAGCGGCATCGCGTACCGCCCCTCCGCGACGGTGGGCGCGTCGAGGTAGGCCATGCCGGGCTGCGCGTTCGTCCAAATCTCCGGCCGGCACTCGGCATCCTGCTGCCGCTCCGACAGCCCGAACGCCGCGTCCTGAGCGTTCTCGACGCCGAAGCACATCTTCGCGAGCTGGCCGCGCGCGATCGTCGGCATCTGCGTGTAGTCCGAGCGTTGCAGCGACAGCACGATCGTGCCGCCCGCACTCCTGATCGCTTTCAGCATGGACAGGAACGTTTCCTGCTCCTTGTCGGACAGCGCGTCGAAGATGTCGGGGAACTCCTCGAACCACAGCACCCAGTAGATGAGCCCGCACCCCTTCTTCCACTTCTGCAGCCCCTTGCTGGTGAGGTAGTTGGTGCGCTCCTTCACCCGCGGCTGCAGCTCGGCCAGCATCGCCTTCACCCCGGCCTTGGTCGTCTCGAACCGGTGCAGCGCCTCCCGCATCGGGCCGAGCGTCTGGTCGCCCTTGGTGATGTCGGCGGCGAACACGGCCACGTCGTAGCGGGTGATGATCTCGCCGAGGATGTTCCAGGCACCACCGATGGACTTGCCGGCGCCGGTCATGCCCATGGCCTGCACGTGGTGGCCGACGATCGTGTATTCGATGTCGTCGAGGTCCTGCCACACGCCGATCCGCAGCGGGTCGGCGATCGACAGTCCGGGCCGGGACGGGCCGGGCCACACGATGGGGTGCTTCATCACGCGCGGGTCGGAGACGACCACCTTCGCCTTGTCGGCGCGGTCGGGGTCGATGCTGGCCGTGATGCTGCCCGGGGGCAGCCCGATCCCCGACTCGACGTAGGCGACCTTCTTCTGCAGATCCTCTGCGACCTGCCGCCCGCCGTCGAGCTGCACGTCGCCCTCAACCTTGTGCGCGGACGCCGCCGTGGTCTTCGCCTCCACCTGCTTCATGCCGGCCTTCTCCGCGCCCTGCCCGAACAGGAACGCGAGCGGGTCAGCGATGACGCCCGGGGCGTCCCAGCCCTTCATCCGGATGACGGTCCGGATGTTCCAGGTGAGGGCGACCGTCGTCCCGCCGATCAGGGCGAGCCGGCCGGTGACGACGGTGGCCGGGCCGTTAATCGTGGCGGCGCACACCCACAGCCCGGCCAGGAACGTGGTGAGCGTGGTGTGGGTTTTCCCCCACGGGCCGCGCGCGTGCGACTGCCCGAACGTGACCCCGGTCAGCACGAGCACGGCGACCGCCATCAGGAACATCGTCCACGCGATCGTCTCTGGGTCGTCGCTGTCGAGGATGACGTGGAATGCGCATCCGACCCCGAACACGAGCACGTACGCCAGCCACGGTGACGCCAAGGTGACGAGCTTCGACACCTCCTTCGCCGTCACCTTCGCCAGCGACGACTCCTCGGAGACGGTGGCGAGTTCCTTGGATCGTGTCGCGGCCATCAGTCGTCGTCCCAGTTGAACGTGGACTTACGAGCCTCCGGATTGGCTTTCGGCAGGATGTCGACGAACTCCTTGCGGAACTGGGCGTGGAACTTCACCAGCTCGACGCCGGCGCCCTTCTGCAGCTCGGCCGCCCGCTTCAACCGCTTCACCACTCTGCGCGCCCGTAGCCTGACGTCGGGCGCGCCGACCACGGACAGGAGCGGGTGGCCCTTGAAGGAGCGGATGAGGACGGCGTACAGCTCGTCGGAGCCGATCTCGAACTCCTGGCCAAGATCCCGGCACAGGTCACGGCCGACCCTGGCGTAGTCGGTGATGGCCCGCGGCCCCTCCCACGGGATGGCAGACAGTTCGGGGATGCGGCCCCGGCCCGGCCTCTCCTCGGTCACAGGTCCGCCTCCCACGTCTCGTTCAGGACGGCCCGGAAGCGGCGCAGGAACACCGCGGTGCGCGGCACGCCGAGCCAGGCGCACACGATCGCGTCGAGGGCGCCGGCCGCGAGCACGACCGCGTGGCCGAGCCAGGCGAGCAGGAACACGAGCCGGGCGGCGAGGAGGGCGGCGGCGGCTCGTACGGCACGGCCCCGGCCGCCGGGCGCGGTGGTCACCACGTACACGGTCCGGATCACGGCCTGCCCCCTGATCCGTTCACCGCGCCAGCGCGGCCGGCCATCAGAAGATCGGAGAGCCGTCCCGCTTCCTCTCCGGCCTGTCGTTCGGCCGCTTCCTCCCGGTCGGCGATCACGTCGGCTATGACGTAGCCCGCCTGCCGATCGGCGATCTCGAACGATCGGGCGATCTTCGAGCGGACCGGCTTACCGCCCGCGTCGAGGATCATGTGGACGGCGATGGCGGCGAACCACTTGCGCACTTCCCGCTCCGTCTCCGCATCGAGGAGAGGCCCCTCGGGCCGGTCGTTATCGTCCGGCCCGTCCTCGGTGTCCGAGTCGCTAGAACCGGGCTCGGCGACCTCCTGAGACGGTTCTGAAACCTTGCACGTCTCCGCAAAGCTACGTTCTGCCTGGTCACCCATGGCGGCAGGGAACAGATGGCGCAACGTGTAGACGAACAAATGGGTTCCGCAGAAGATCGTGCCGATCACCAGGACGGCGATGACCGCGACGACCTGCCATGGCAGCGAACCGACACCGCCGGACCGGGTCGTGGCGGTGGTCCAGCCGAGCCCGTGCAGGAACTGCAGCAGCCCCGACGCGGCGGTGAAGAGGGCGACGATGCCGAGCGCGTACCGTCGGGCGGCCGGGTCATGGCGCAGGATCATCGCGGCGACGATCGCGACGACGATCAGCCCGTCGATGCCGATCCACCACAGCCGGGCGGCACCGGGTTCGATATGTGCGGCGAGCGCGGTGTCACGCAACGCTCCGAGACCGGTATACAGGCCGACGCCGACGATCGCGAGCACGAGGACGGCGAGCGCAACCACCCCGAGGACCGCCCAGGCGGACCGATCCGAGCCGCGCGCCGGCGGTGTGCGGCGGGCCGTGCGCTTCGCCGCGCACTCGGATCGGCGGCGCTCCCACCACGCGTTCACGCGCCGGACCCGCGGCTCCCGCTCTTCCTGGCCGACATCCTCCGGGCCGGTCTCGGCGGGCCGGTCGGGGCCCTCTGCTTCGGGAGCGGGGTGGGGTGTTTCCGTCTTCTCGGACAGGGGTGGCGCGCTGGTCGATGCTGCCATAGCTTCAGTCATGGCGATGGACTCCTAGTTGGATTAGGTGTCTTGAGCTGGAAGAACCCCCGCTGGCGTTGGCGCGCCGGCGGGGGCCTTCTTCATTCTGTGGAGTTGGCGGGCCGCCCCTGGAGTGGTGATACCTCCTCCGCTGCGACGCCTGCGGGGTGGCGGAGCGGAGTCCTACTCCAGGGACGGCCGATCGGGTGGCCCCGCCCTCCTGGGTCCCTCCGGTTACGGGCGGGGCCGCGGCTCCGGTGTGACGCCCGGAGCCGGTCTATGGGCGCTGATCGCGCCAGCGGCGGACCCAATCCCGCAGCCACGCCGGCCACTTGAACTCGTCGGGAGCCGGGCCGCCAGTCATCGCGGTCCCCACCAGATCTATGCAGGCGCTGCAGCAGTCCGTCTCCTCGCCCAGCGGGCCCGGGAACGGGACGGAAGCGTTGCCTACTGCGTGCACCCATACGCGCGGCGCGGCGGGGCAGATCGCCTGCCCCCACTCGCCCGGCCGGGCGTCCGCCACCGCATGTCTCACCGTGGGCGCTTCAGGTGCCTGCACCTCGCCCAACGCGAAGACGGCGGTCATGGCTGGTCTCCCGCCTGGTCAGCAGCTGCTCGCTGGGCGCGGAACTCGTTGTGCTGGCACGCGTTCCGCAGCGTGAAGACGGATCGGGCGTGAAGCTCGGCGAACACGCCGCCTGCAACCTCGTCGGCGGTGGGCGGGGTGTCGCGGACGGCCCGGTAGCAGTCTTGGGTGGTGTCGTACGAGGTGGTGTATCCCTCGATGGAAGGCACCAGCACAGCGCGGATGTCGGCCACCTCGGTGGAGTCGTGGCCGGAGAATGAGCGCGCCACCAGCGAGACTGCCCGCGCCATCAGCACGGCAGTCTCGCCCTCCTCCGGAGGGTCCGGAATGACCTGCTGGACGCGATGCGGGCCAGCATCCGTGCACACCGTGCCGCCGTCCCGGGTCGCCCACTTCCGCTCGCCCTGGTGGTAGTGCACTTCCTCGCCGCAGCCCAAACAGAGCGGGGCGTCGCTGCCAACGGGGTCTCCCGCCATCAACTCCGTGCCTCGCCCCGACCAAGGCGGCGAGACGCGCTGCATGACGGCCTGGCCGCTCAACGCGTAGGCGATGCGCACGGCCGGCGCCTTGATGCGCTCCAGCTCGTAGAAGTCGGCGGCGAAGATGACCTCGCCGGTCGGCTTGTGAACCGCCCGCCAAGACTTGTCGGGCAGCTGCTCGACGTCCCGAAACTCCGTGATCTCGGGAGGTTTGGGCGGGACGGGCGTGCCCGTAGGATCTGGCATAGGTCGCACCTCCATCGTGCGCCGAGGCCCCGGAGCTCCTGGCGTGTCCGCGCCAGGCCGGGGCCGTTTCCATGTCCGGCCTACTCCGCACCGGGCGTAGACCTTGCCCAACACCATAGGACCTCTTAAGACCTCTTGGAAGGTAGTAGGACCTTAGAGCAGGTCACAGCACCTTTAGCGTTGCGATCATGGCGTTGGAAGATCGCAGGGACCGCATCAACCTCGACGGGCCGCGGCTGGTCTGGCAGCAGGTGGCGGACGACATCGAAGCCGACATCACGTCGGGTCGGCTCCGGCCTGGCGCCAAGCTGCCGAACGAGCGTGAGATGGCGGAAGTCCAGTACGGCGTCGCCCGCGTGACGGTGCGGCGTGCGGTGAAGGAGCTCGCCGACCGCGGCCTCCTGGTCGTGGTGCACGGGCGGGGCACGTTCGTCGCCGAACGCCCAGCCAGCGGGGGTGACGGCGGTGGCGAAGGGTAGCAGCGGCCGGTGCGGGTGGTGCCGCACCGGCCAGACGCCACCGTACCCAGCCTGGTGCACGCTTATGCATGCTGTAGCACGCTGCAGCGTGCTTATAGCGGCTTCAACGAGCTTAAGCGCACCCCAATAGCGTTCCCGCCATGGTTGTGTTCCGGGCAGGCGAACCCCAGTGGCGGCGCGATATAGAGGTGTGGCGTCAGCTTTCCAACGAAATCCGGAACCGTATTAAGAGCGGCGTGTACAAGCCGGGGCATATGCTCACGCAAAACACTATTGCGCAAGAATTCGGGGTCGCCCCGAACACGGTGCGGAAAGCGTTCGCGGATTTGCGGGAGAAGGGCCTGATTTACACGCGGATCAGGCTCGGTAGCTTCGTCGGTCCGGAGCCGGAGGGCGAGGATTAGGGGTCTGGCCTGCGGATCCCTTGATCCGCGTTAAACCTTCTGATTCGCTTCGTACGCTGCTAATGCCGGACCAGGTCAGACGGCTTGTCGTACGCTGCTTAAGGGGAGATAATCCGTAGTCAGATGCTCTATCCATTGAGCTACGGCCGC